GATGGAATATGAATAGGATCGACAGGATTGCAGACATGGTTGCTGCTGACGTGGAGGTCAAGTATCCACGAACTCCTCATTTGCCATGGTCTGAGGGAGCATCCGAAGACGACATTCAACTTATTAACGCGGAAATGTTTGCAGGCAAGAATGTTGTTGTTACGGAGAAGCTGGATGGTGAAAACACCACAATGACATTTGACCGGGTTCATGCCCGCAGTTTGGACAGCAGAGATCATCCTTCTAGGCATTGGGTGAAATCACTGTGGTCTCAGATGTGCTTTGACATTCCAGCAGGGATGCGGATTGTTGGTGAAAACCTTTATGCCAAGCATTCGATTTCCTACGAACGGTTGCCGTCTTACTTTTTGGTGTTTGCAGTGTTTGATGGTTCGACTTGTCTGTCTTGGACAGAGACGGAGGAATGGTGTAGACTGTTTGGACTGCATCATGTCCCTGTGATTTATACGGGGCCGTGGGAGCGGACGAGGATCATGCAGTGTTATACTGGACAAAGCAAATGTGGGGGATTACAGGAGGGATATGTCGTTAGAGATATGGGAAGATTTTCTTTCGGCCAGTTCTCGTCCAATGTTGCCAAGTTTGTTCGCAAGGGACATGTGCAAACTTCCGAGCATTGGATGATGCAGAAGATTGTTCCTAACGGATTGATTCGGGTCGAGATTCCAGATTTCGTAGACCTCAAGGAGGCATAGAATGTTGATAGTCATGGCAGTATGGAATACGGTTGAGAACAAACGCACGGAGATGACCCGGAAAACATTGGAGTCTCTAGCAAAACAAGTCAATATGGTAAAACATAGGGTCATTGTCTCTGATAATGGTTCATGTGATGAAACCCAAAAGCTCTATGAGGAAATGGGCGAGTTGATGCCTCTCACTGTTATCAAGAACCGAGAGAACCTAGGGACGGCAAGGGCGATCAATATCGGATGGAGTTTCAGAAATCCAGGAGAACACGCAGTTAAGATGGATAATGACTGCGTGGTGAATTACTCCAATTGGGCGGATGACATGGAGGAAGCATTCAAGTGTGATCCTTCTATCGGAATTTGCGGATTGAAGCGGAAGGACTTGGAAGAGCGTCCTGACCATACAGTTGAGCATTATCGTTCCACATTGAGGATGTTGCCTCATCAACCAGGACAGAGGTGGATTGTTGTAGAAGAGGTAAGCCACGTTCTTGGGACATGTCAGGCATTCAGTTCGGCTCTGTTGGACAAGATCGGTTATCTATATCAGGGAGATTGGAAATACGGTTTCGATGATAGTCTGGCGAGTCTGCGGGCGCATGTGGCAGGGTTCAAGACTGTGTTTTTGCCAAACATTGATATGGATCATATTGATCCTGGTGGTGATGCATATGCGAAGCAGAAACAAGACGATGCAGGTCTTGTCATTCAGAGGTATGGGGAAATCGTATTGGAATATAGGATGGGGAAAAGACCGGTATTCTTTGATGGCGGACAAGACATCAACTGATGGAGAAGCATATGAGGATCAACTTTGGCGTAGATTACTACAACGACAAGCATCCTGAGAGACAACGAGAGCTAGAGCATTGTTTGGCTAAAAACATCGAGAACTCACACATAGATCATATCTACATGTTTTTGCAGCCTAATTGCGTGGCTCCCGAATTTTCTAAAGTGGACAAGGTCACTATTCTGCAACAGACTGAGCAGATAACGTATGCCGGTTTTTTCAGGCACACGCAGCAGTTTCCTGATGACATCAACATTGTAGCGAATGCGGATATTTATTTTGATGAGACAGTCATACATGCCTTGACTATAAAGAAAGAAGAGGCTTGGGCGATATCAAGGTACAATTTGGACTCCAACAATGTTCCATTTTTACAAGGAAGTGTTGTGGGAGAATATCCTACACAGGCTGCGCATGTGTCGCAGGATGTATGGGTCTTCAAGGGTGCGGTGGACCCTGTTGAAGGCAGTGAGATGCATATGGGGACAGGAGGGTGTGATAATCGGATTGCCTATTTATTGGTAATGGCAGGTTATCAGGTTACAAATCCGTGTGGAAAATTGCGGGCGTATCATTACCACATGACGAATATCCGTTATTGGACAACCGGTGGCATGCATCCATATCCTCATTTTTTTCCAAGACCAGATGTTGAATGGGATACGAATAACATAGTTAGTTTTCAGAGTCCGTAACAGAAAGAGGGGGTATAACGATGGGAACGAGATTTATTGACAAAATGGACCTAGTGGACGAGTTCGCGAAGATACACGCGACAGGGGATATTCAGAACGAGGAGTTCATGGTGGACTTTGCTATGAATCGTATTGGGATATTCTTGGAGTTCGCCAAGTTGAATGACAAGATGAAGAAGGTGAACAGTCCCAACACGGGTGGCATGAATTGCGTCCAGTACCCAGAAGAGATGGCCAAGTTCCTGATGTTTATCTACAACAACAGGCACAGGATAAACAGCTACTGTGAGATTGGGATTTTCCACTGTGGAATGATTATGACGATTGATAGTTTGCTGAGAGCCACAAACCCCAACTTCAAGGGAAGCATCGGGGTTGACACGTATATTAGTGGCAGTTTCTTACAGTACATTCAGAAGTACAAAACAACACGGGCCATGGGTGTATCATCACAAAACTTGAAACTCGATGCGCCTGTTGACATGTGTTTCATAGATGCTGACCATTCCTACGAATCAGCCAAGCATGATTATGAACTGGCGTGTACGTTTACGAAGGAATTCATCGCGATACACGACATTCATACAAAATCTTTCGGTCACCAAGGTTATCGACACTGGGATGAATTGAGGGTGAAGAAGATTGAGATATTGAACACAGACTTGGAGAATTTCCCTGACCCAATGGGCATCGGGATAATTGACAGGCGAGACGAGTGAGTGGACACATGAACAAGGTTCTAACTGCTTATGAAAATCCAACAAAATCAAAAATATATTGACAAAACCTAACCGATAGATTATACTGGAAATATGATAAATCAAGTTATAAAAGGCGACTGCCTAATAGAAATGCCAAAAATACCCGATAAGAGTATTGATATGATTTTATGCGACTTACCTTATGGGACGACTGCCTGTAAATGGGACACCATTATCCCATTTGAGCCACTTTGGAAACAATACAAACGAATTATTAAAGATAACGGGGCGATAGTCCTAACTGCTTCACAACCATTTACCAGTGTTTTAGTGTGTAGCAATCTTGATATGTTTAAGTATTCGTGGATTTACAAAAAGAGATGTGCCTCAAACTTTGCTCAAGCAAAATATGCACCAATGAAAGAACACGAAGATGTTTTGGTTTTTGCTAAAGGGAGGGTAAATTACCACCCAATAAAAGAGCAACGACAAGGAAGTGGTAGTGAGAGAGTTAAACATCTATTTAGCGAGGTCACCAGACATAAAAGTGGAGAGTTTGTTGGTGCTATGAGTGGGGAGTATAACGATAAAGCAGACGAGCTGAGATACCCAAGTTCTGTTCAAGAGTTTAATAATCGGGCAAAAGGGGATAGAGGTTTCCACCCCACCCAAAAACCAGTAGCCCTCTTTGAGTACCTCATAAAGACCTACACCAACGAAGGAGATTTAGTTTTAGATAACTGTGCGGGAAGTGGCACAACTGGAGTAGCCTGTAAGAACCTAAACAGAAACTACATCTTAATTGAAAAAGAGCCAGAATATGTGGAGATTATAAATAAAAGATTAAATGAGACACCCGATAAATTACTATGAACCAGTCGAATCTAATGGAATTTGAAAAGGAGGATTGGATTCATGATCTTCCTGAAAAGGGGGTTCACATATATTCACAGGTATGTCAAGATGGGCGTCTCGACTATATTTTTGAAAATGTGGGAACCACCAACAAGATTTGTGTAGAATTTGGTTTCAACACAGATGTATTGACGGGTGGTTCCGGGGCCAATACTGCCAACCTAATACTCAACAAAGGATGGACGGGGGTATTGTTTGACAGAGATTTTGAAAACCACTCTATCAATCTTTACAAAGAAACACTTACATGTGAAAACATAAGTGAGGTGTTCAAGAGATACGCCATACCACCCATCTTTGATTACTTATCCATCGACGTTGACAGTATCGATTTGTGGCTGATGAAAGCCGTGTTAAGTGGTGGCTTTAGGCCGAGAGTTATGACGGTCGAATACAATTCCGGCTTTGATATAGGCACAAGCTTAACACTCAAAAAGCAAGGGTCGTTGGTTGGTGGTGCGGGGTATGGAGCATCATTACTGGCATTGGTAAGGGCTGCCGCAGAGTTCAATTATTCTCTGGTCTGTGTTGAAAGCGGACTAGACCTATTTTTTGTAGACAATGCGTTGCTGGCGGATTGCAACATTCCAGACATATCCTCCTTTGAGAGCCACACAAAGATATGTTACCACGGGGGATTCACTCAAGAGATTTTGGCAGAATTTGTGGAGTATCCAGTGGTAGACGAGTGATTCTAGCCGTATTTTAGCTCACCTCCGGCAATGTACTATTACAAGGAGATTGAGCTATGAATACGGAAAACTATAAGGGTCGGGTTGTTGAGACGGGGACTCATGAGTATCGGATGAGCGACTACAGCGAGTTCGGTCGGTATGCCATCATTCTCTTGAACGATGGTACTTACTTCCGGGTTCAAGGTTATGACCTCAAGGTCGAGGTAGATGCCTCTCCTGAGCAGGTTCAGGCGTACAAAGACCATGTTGCGGCTGCAAAGGCTGCTTCTATGGCCAAGATTGCAGCCGACAGGGCTGAACTTGAGGCCAAAACTCCCAGAATTGGCAAGCTGGTTCGTGTCGTCAAGGGGCGCAAGGTGGCCATCGGCACGGAAGGTATCCTCTTCTGGATGAAGGAAATGACCTTCACTCCCCGGTTTCGGAATGGTTACAAGAAGGGTCCGGATACAGTCAAGATCGGGATTGCCTTGGATGATGCCAAGGATGCCCGTGGCCGGTTCGTCAACGTGGCGTGGAGCTACATCCAGAACATTGAGGTTGTGGCGGCATGAAGTGGGTTGGGAATACACTTGTTCTATCTGATGGTAGCCTATTCACAGTCAACGAAGGCAATCTGGAACTTCGGGGGCAAGGCTGGGAGAGGCGGCGGAAGAAGGGTGATACCGAGAACACTGATTTGGCACGAATCTGTAGGTTTGAAGACGACGGCATGGCACGGAAAATCGCAGAAATGTTGGGGGAAATGGTAGAGGACACCGTATTCTGACGGACTTCCGGCAATGTATGAGTATGAAAGTCACAGACATCAATCGTTATTACAGGAGTCCCAATACCACAACAGTGACTTGGGCATATCTCGAAAACACACTAGCTAGTTACGCCGATACATGCGGTCTTCCTGGATGTCTTGGTCTGAATCTTGACCCAGACTTTCAGCGGGGACACGTTTGGTCTGAAGACAAGCAGATCGCATTTGTCGAGTTTTGCCTTCGTGAAGGGCAATACTCTCGTACCATTTTGTTCAATCACCCCGGATGGAATGATGACTATGCAGGGGAGATGGTCCTAGTGGACGGGAAACAACGGCTGGAGGCAGTCCGGAAGTTCATGCGGAACGAATTGCCCATCTTCGGTGGGAATCGGTTGAATGACTTCGATAATCCAAAGAGACTTTTGCGTACGAATGGGGCACATTTATTGTTCGGCATCAATACCTTGCAGACTCGCCGGGAGATTTTGGAGTGGTACTTGCAGATCAACACTGGTGGTGTTGTCCATACGGCTGAAGAGATTGCCAAGGTTGAGAGAATGCTTATCTCTGAGAATGGAGTTCAATGAAGACGTTACTGTCTGTCGATTGGGACTACTTTGTGCCTGAGCTACAGGAATACGATCTTACACATTCTGAGTCACTGATCTTCTTGGACATGATATGGCGTAGTAGGAGTGGTCTACTGGATCACATCAAGACGACTGGGACAGAGGAAGGCTTCTGGGATCGTCTGGGAGGCTCTATGGACGGGGTAGGGCCAACATACGTTTCTGACTCCCACATGTACGCCTACCGCCTCCTGAGTGTCGTGGATCACGTTGTATTGGTAGATGCTCACCATGACTGCTGGAAAGATGGTCGTAAGGACCATGTTTACTGTCACAACTGGTTGAGGGTGTGGTTAGCTGGTGGTAAGCATCGCAGGGTTACTTGGGTTCAGCCGGAATGGTCGAAAGGGATATTCGAGGTACCCAAGGACTTGCGGAAGCGGGTCATCATCGAAAGCGAGATCAAGGGCAAGATTGACATGGTTCATGTTTGCCGGAGTGGCTGTTGGACGCCTCCATGGTTGGACAAACAGTTCATTCAATTCGTTGATTCGCGCAAGTCGTTGAAGATCAACATGCAGGGCGAATTGCCATGGAATCCTATGGCGGAGCGATGGACTGAGGAGGATTTGAAGGAGTTGCGGGATCGTGAGGATCGGATTCAGGATGCCATTAGGGGGATCAAGACAGGGGTTATGTCGAGTTCCTCATTTTTGGAAGCTAGGGTGGAATTGGCGGCTTCGGCATGAAAATGAGGAAAAGGCGTTGTCGTTGGAGGGCCATTACTAGGGAGTGGAATCATCTGGAAGAACGCATGGGATTCTATTGCAGAAATGAAAGATGTCGTTGTTATCCAGGTCTATGTATTGAGGATTGGAGGGTGAAGAAGGTATTTTGCGAGCATTATTGCTCTGTGTGATTTCATCCGTATTCTGACTGACTTTTGGCAATGTATTGGTGTGAAGGGGAAGCATTATGAGAATTTCTAGTTTGGATGATAATCTCGTGGCAGCCGATGAGAAAATCGGAGCAGCCAGACAAGCTCTCGACCAGGCTCGCAGGGAGTTGAAGAGAGAGCGGATACCCGCCGATCATCCCTTGATCCTAGCCTATAACAAGGCATCTCAAGAGTATAATGAAGCTGTGCTGGCATGGAGTGCTGGGAGAGAAGCGATTGGTTGGCAGGTCAAGGCGGATCACCCGATTCTGGCAAGACCAGATAGGGCTTTCAGAGGAGATGATGCAGAGGCATCGGCAAGGCTTTTTGCGAAAGACCTTGAAGGTATGGGATTCGACAATATCACGGTGACTCCGATAAAGGCGTAATCATGGGAAGGACAAGGTGGGAATATGTCGTTTACGGGATATGAGTGGGCCAAATCGGAAGTGCCAGAACATCTTGAAGGACTGCGTGCTGCGTTTCAAGATGGTTCCTGTTACATAGGCGATATTGACGAGGAAGAATACGCAAGAATAGCCTTCCAACTTCTCAAAATTTCCACTGGGGAAAAGGACTCATTGAAAGAAGTTGCCGAGTATATTCAGAAACAACACCAAGCTTTGAAACAGGCAAAAGAGCAACACATTGTCTTTGCAAAAGCTGTCTCTTCGTGGCTTTACTGGGCGAAAAACTGGACTGTACGAAAGCCTAGCTAAGACATGATTACAAATCGTCTGAATAGGAGAGGTGAGGTAGTTGTAAGGTTATTCGACGGGGAAACAACGATAAAGCCTGGCGATGTCGTTACTGTCGCAAGATTCTGCTGTGATAGTCTGGTGGGCAACCGGGGTACAGTGTGGGGCTGGCGGAATACTGCCACTGGGATAAAGATCATCGTTGATTATGGCAAGAATGCAGGTGGACAACGGCTGTTGAAACCGTATCCGTCTAATGTTCTGCGTCTGGGAAACTGATTCCATCCGTATTTTGACCGATTTCTGGCAATGTATTGATGGAGGATAAAACGATGAAGGTGAAGTTTCTTACGAGTGTGGATCGGTCGAAACTCCCGGCTCTTTATGCCACGGAGAATATTCCAGAGTCTGACAAGGTCGTTCAGGTCAAGTTTTTCAATCCGTATGGTGCGGCAACTTGGTTGGCGATGGAGTTTGACGGAAATGACACGTTCTTTGGGGCGGTCAACCTGTTCGGCGGCAAGGATGACTGGGAATTGGGTTATTTCAGTCTGGCTGAGTTGATGTCGGTCAAGGCTCGGATTGGTGGGCGGCAATATCCCTTTCAGGGGATTGAGAGGGATCGGTCTTTCAAGCCGATGAAGTACAGTGAGGCGAAGGCAGCATGAAATATGCAGTACAGAGAGAAGACGGCACCTTACTTGAAATCTGTGGCAAGAAAGTAGGGTTCAATACCAAGGAAGAGGCGGTCGAGTGGTTTCGTGAACATTGCCGTCTTCTTGGCGGTCTCGACTGGAGTGTCGGGTTTTACTTCAAGGCCAGGGGAGATCAGAGTCCATTGAGGATTGTGTGGTCTCGGAGTCTCAAAGAACTGAAGTGGTAGGCAATGAAACTTCGAGACAAGGTACCGGAATGCTTCATGCTTGAGTTTTCGGACACTCGGGCGGCGAAGTTCTTGGATGTCGAGGTGGTTAAGGAACATTCACCGGATGAGGATAATGTTCGATGGCCTGGTTCGCATCATCATGTTCACATTTGGTGGGAGATGGCGAATGGGTACGGGGTAGCCTGGAACGAGAATCCGGCTCGTGGATATTCATTTCCTGTCGTCAAAATCGTCTAGTTGAACCGTATTGTGACTGACTTTCTGCAATGTAGTGGTGGAGGACAATATGAGCAATGTTAAAGCTATTCGTATTCAGGGGGAGTTGAACACACTGGCGTTGATGTCTGCTCCGGAATCTACCGACCCTAATTTGGAAGGGTTTAGTTTTGGAGCCAGCGACTTGATTCGGGGACATAACATTCCTGGGGACAAGGTCAATCTTGCGATTGAAGCAGCCAAACGTATCAACAAGTTATTGGCGACCACTACGTTCCCGCACAGTGGATTGAAAGTGTATTTCGACAAAGTCCAGTGTCGGGTAGAGAAGAATGGATACAACGGTCAGATCAACTATTTTCGGTATACTATCGAGGGGCGAGAGGCTGTTTCCTTTAGGTGGTTCGATGAGTTGGTTGCGGCACTTGAAATTTTCGGCAAGGTGACTCTTCGGGCTTGCCGGGATATGGATGCATAAATATGAAAGTAATTTGTCCAGTATTTGTAGTCGGCAAATGTCCTGTTGAAGCTTGTGATCACTCCATAGATCATGACCATTCTATTCACTGTACAGGAAACGAGCGTAACGGATTGTGTAAGAATTGTATTCCTACAGAGGAGATGCAAACTGGAAAGACGGAATCAGAAACCGGAGAAACGGTGGTAATGGAGTAGTATGAGAAAGATGGTGAAATGCGGGTTGGACTTTATTCGGGACAAGAACTGGAATCCCGTGGTTCGTGATCGTGCCGGGGCGGCTGCGGTTGGTCGTAGGACCATGTCAGAAGACCTGAAGGCTCTAGGGTTTAGTGTGGCGATATTTGAAGCAGCGGATTACTACCGCGTGAGTTACGGGAGGAAGGCATGAGTGCCAAGTGGGAAGAGAATCATGCTCTTTTGAGGGGGAACTGGGTTAAATCTGACGGTTATACTATGCCTGCATACGGCAGGGAAGCAACCAACGGGAAGGCTCAAACTATCATTCAGTTGCCGAATAAGTTGGGCTGGCGTTTGTTTGTGATGGGGAACGAGGTATTCTTGCACAAGAGTTTGTTTCAAGTGCTTCGACGGGCGAATGAAGAAGGAGTGACGGTATGAAGACTCTGAATCAGGCGTTCAAGGCGGCGAACAAAGGCCCGGTGTCGGTGGATAAACACCTGATGATCGTGGCGGCTGACGGTGACTATCTGGCTCGGATTGATGCCAGTGAAGGCCGAAAGTGGAGGGCTTCTGCGGGATTGCTGGTTCATGGATTCAACCAACTTCAGGGATCGGAGAGGGTTCTGTGGAATGCTCTTGAAGTCATCAGGGATTGTCAGATGCCAAAGACGTATCATCGGACCAAGGAAGAGGTTGTTGCGGAGATCGAGGACCAGATTTTGAAACTCAACCAAGTGAAGGAGATTGGAGAATGATCTGCGCGAGATTTCTTCAAAAGGTTAAGGACATCTTCCGCAGGCCAGATAGGGAGATGGAAGTTCCGAAGGTTGAATTGCGATACATCGATGGTGTAGAGTATTCGGAAAGTTTGGCCAAGTTGAACCCGAATAACTGTGCTGTGATTGAGAGAACGGCGGACGGAAGATGCGTGGGAGCATGTTACTTCCATATGAAAGATGGCAAGACTTGTCCTCGTCACGGAGTCGTAAAAACCGGAATCGTAAAATAATTCATATTGTCATGCATGTACCATTGCAAAGAAAAAAGAAGTACAGCAAGTTAAAGCACAAGGTAGTCTGTTCGTGGAGAGGACACATTCTCATTCCGGTTGAGATGAATGAAGAAGCCCACAAGGCAGTATATCTTCAAAGATACATAGGCGATCTTTATGAATGCGCCTGTTGTCATGGAAGAACGTATCGATTGAGTGTTGTAGGAAAACAATGACCGTATTTTGGCACTGAAATAGCAATGTAGTATAAAGGAGACCGGGAAATGAAAAGGGAAATTTTGAAGGCATTGGTTCGTGAAGGTAAGAAGCCCATGGTACGTCTCACGGGCGAACTGTGGGATGAGTCGTTTGGTCAGGAGGGAATGATTGCTCGGGTGATATCTGCGGTGGATCAACCTGATGATACTCTGGTCGAATTCGTTTTCGACTACAACGAGAAACGGGACCTCAATCTAACGTTTGATCAACCGAATTGGTTTCTCCGTTGTGGGGATTCCAGCAAGATGGGTACGGCGATTGAGGCAGGGAAATTCAAAGACCCAACGAATCTTACAGAAGAAGTGGTGTTTGACGAGAATGAACCGGTGCCTGTCGAATTCATTGAAAAGGAAACACCTCTTGGGGAGTATTTGGAGTCTGACAGCAAAGTCGGTTATGTTGAGTGGTTGGAGGCGAAGTTGGAAGAACTTGTGCCTAACGCCATGAAGACTTGGAAGAATGGTCTATGAGCACAAGACTGACGAAAGGGAAGATGGTGTCTGCAATTCAGGACATGATGCAGGGATTGGGAATTCCATCGGTTGAGTTTGCAGATGAGAACGGCAATGTAAAAGGACGGATTGACGTTCCGAAGCCGAAGGATGTTGCTTGTAAGGTTCCTGCGTATGGCGGCGGCATGGTTTCGATCAAGCAGGGAGATCATATCCGTTTGTGGTTGAGAGACGAGTACACCGGGATATGGAAGCCCGAAGGGGAAAATGGTAGAGAAGCTGTTGGAAAAGTCATGTGTGTCAGGAAGGACAAATTCATGGCTGGGAGATGGTCGTTGGCGTATCTGGGGGATAACAGAGACAAGACAGATGGTCCGTCTTCGTGTATTGTGCAAAATTTCCCGAGTGGATGGGCAAGGGTAGTGGAGAAACTCAATGGCAAGTGAACGGAACAAGTTTCAGGCAGAGACGATGGTTGAGAAGTGTAAGCAATTGCGGCTTCACGTCCGGTGTCATTTGGACAGTTGCAAGAAACATAATCATCCAGAGACGCCGGAACAGTGTGAGGACAATGATATTGTATTGCACTTGATGTTAATTGCTAGGGAGTTGGAAATCAGTGAGAAGGCATTGAAAGACCTTTCCAGAGGGTGAGGTCTAACATAGGATCGAACTAGGAGGTAAAGTGATGAACTTTGAAGATTACAAGGTGAAGATTCCATATCCAGACAGACCCAGCAAGCCGATCCTGGCAAGGATTGCTAAGGGGCATGTTTCGTCCAAGGATGCTCGTGCGTATGCGGACGCTCTTGAGCAGTGGGAAAAGGACATGGAGGTATTCCGCGAGGCAGAAAAGGTATACCGCCAGGCAGATCATCTGCTTCAGGTACAGTTTCAGAACGATGTATTGAAAGAGAACGGTTTGGGAAACCATCCCAAGGCGGACAAAGTGTATGCTCTGGCTTGGGAAGAAGGCCATGCTAACGGGTACAGTGAAGTCGCTGATTGGGTGGAAAAACTGGCAGAACTGGTAAAAGACTAACCGTAGTGGGATAGGAAGTATGAGTCAACCAAACGTAGAGAAGATTAAGACGTTGATCAAAGTTGGAGAAGCCTTCGTTAAAGAGGTCAAGGCATTACTCGGAGGGTGGGAATGCAATGAAGTCGTTTTGACGCAACAGGATTGGGATAATGCTGAGGTGGTCAACCATGCAGAATCGTTGATTGAGGATGTTGAGGCAACAATCGCGGTGATGCGGGAAGAGATCGAAAACTGAAAAAGACTAACCGTATTCTGGACAGATTTTAGCAATGTATGGATGGAGGGCACAACAATGCTGACAGACATACAGAATATGATTGATGAGAAGTTGGTTGAACCGACTGGTGGCAAAATGACCGAATCGAAGCTTTTGAGTGAGTGTGGACCTGTTTTGGTCGTAGATGGTACGCCTGGTGAGCAATATCAGGTGGAGATTGAGCCGGGAGACTATCTGGTGATTCGGGCTGGAGCTACGGCGGGTAAGGCATCGGCTCGGTTCAGTCATCCGAATGTGGCAGCTTCTGGCAAGGTAATCCACGAGTTCAAGCACTATCGGTCTGGAGGAAGCAAGTTCTGGTCGGCACGGGCTGGCGTGGATCACTACTTTGTGGTTCCTCGTACTGCCGTCAAACTACTCCCGGTGAAGGGTTATTCATACATCCCGGCGGAGATCAATGGCGTCAAGGTTCGATTCAATGTAAGTGGCGGTACCGCAAATGGATGGACTGATTGGCTGCATACTTCTGTCGTGATCAGTGTGAATCACAAGGTTTCGGACCTGAAGAAGATTGCGGAAGTATCTGTTCGGAATTCCCCGTTTGAGCCGATTGTCCATAAACCACTGGATGCTGGGGATGAGATTCGTTGGAATCGTCTGGCGTCTCGGTTGTCCAAGGATTTGATCGAGAAGATTGCAAAGTTGGCGGAGGAGAAGAAGGCTCCAATTGTGAAGTTCCTGCCGGGGTTTGCGGGTAATGAAGGGAGAGTTGTGGAGGTTACTCGCCGGGCAAAAAAGGTGAATATTGAGACGGAGGCTGGGTTTGTGAAGTCATGGCGCATTGAGTATACTGGGGCCGTGAAGGGGCTGATTCTGGTGATAGACGGTACGTGGGGGCGAGTTCGTGCGAAGGTTGGACAGATTGATTGGGCGGCGACGGCTGTCGCCAATGGGATAGCAGCATGAAAGCAGCATATGAACGAATAGACAAGGATGACAAAAAGAAGATTATTTGGGCTGTGGCTGATACATATCGAGAAGCTAGACTTCTTGCATCAAAAAGGGCAACGGGCCATTATGGAGAGAAGGTAGCCCCCGAATATTTCATGGTTTGTGAGGCTATGCAGGGGTGGGATAAGAAATGTGGCCTTGCCGTGGCAGATTGGAGCATGATTTTTACTTGAGTTTGTGTCATTTTTTCTTGATATTCCATCCTACTGATAGGACGGGGGATCAATAAATGGACGATTCAAGAATATCAATACTGGCCAATTCTGTTGTCAACGGTACATACCCAAGACTAGAATTGAAGCGGACGATTTTTTGCGAACAAGCTCCAGAGCAGTCTATTCAGGCTTGGGTGGTTGACGGCGAATATGTCCGTACATTCATTGATGAAGAGTTTACCAATTTTGGTCAGCACTACCGTTTTCCGTTCATCCCGGAGTATGAGTTCTGGATCGACAAGGAATCGGTTTGCGATGAGACAGATTTCTACATAGAGCACCTTAAGGTTGAATGGAATTCGATGCGCCAGGGGAAACCTTACAGTGTGGCGATTGTTGAGGCGGATAATGTCGAAAAGGCGATTCGCAGGCTAACAGATGATATCAGCAAGGTGATTGATCCAGTACGCAATGTTGTTGACCCCAAGTTGTTCCGTTTGAGGCTGTTAAAGTCCCTAGAGAATGGTGTGAATGTTTGGTTGGTGAATGGTCGTTTGGTTCGGAGCGTACTTCATATTGACTTTACGCAGGGCGGACACCAATATGTCTATGAGTATGTTCCCGAAGGGGATGTCTGGATTGACAATGATATAGATTGGAATGAGCGAGGGTTCGTGATCTTACATGAACTTCATGAGCGTAATAGGATGGAGCAAGGACTTCCATATTCCAAGGCTCACGCAGAATCAAGTGCATTGGAACTGAGTTGCCGGAAACAGATTGATGACTTGCATGATGCGTTGGCGGTAGAAGGCTGGGCGTAAGTTAAGACTGGAGACTTGTATGACTCGTGAATATGCAATTGCTAGCCGGTTGGTTTCTGCTTCGCACCAAAGGAAGGCGGCGACAGTTGACATTGTTCAGGATAGAATTTCAGAAGCCATAAGGTCTCTGAGTTATCTTCCAGTGGAACACTCTTTCCAGGATAGTCGTCAGGGGAAGATGGCCAAGGATAAGGTCAGCAAGGCATTGTCTTTATTGGAGGAAGTTCTATCGGACCTGCCGACACCTGTGACATACACGGTATATGGGTTGCCTGGGGTGGGCTCATTCTCCGATGTTCAGGATTTTGAAAGAGCGTTGGCGGCTAAGGGTATTCGCAAGATTGGTGTGTCAAGAAGCCAGTCTCTCCGTAAAGAATTGCAGGGGCAACCGATGTTTGATAGTCTTCTTGGGCCGATGTATGATGGTCCTAAGAAGGTCAGGTATGAGACCTCTGACGTGAATGACACGCTTTCGAGGTAGGATTATGTCACAGAATGCAAACGAACGTTCGGGACTGGCCTCAAAGTATCTGCCAGTTACACCACCTAGAAAGAATCTTCATCGCATTGCTATGGACTTATTGGGGATGGCCAAGTCTTTTCTAGCAGATGATAAATGGGAAGCCCCGGAAGGTGATCGTAAGAATTGGCGGAAACGGAATCAGGATGGCAGTTACGAGTACCGGGAAACTCCGCCAGATGGTAATGCCCCAAGTCAGAAGAAGGATGAGTCGCAAGTAAAGATGTCTCCAAAGAATGAGGAGACAGGTGAAAAACCAAAGAAACGAATTCAGTATAAGTCGTACCTCAAGTTGGATAAACCTAAGCTGCAAGAGATTCTCACAAAGGGACATTATTCGCTAATATCGGCTGGCAAGAATAGTAGTGATCCCAAAGAAGCACTGATGAAAGCAGATGACGAGTTTTTCCATAAGAGACATGAGGAATTGAGAGGTGAGTTGGAGAAGGCTGGACTTCCTTACACGGAAGTAGTTGGACATTATGGCGGAGGAAAGGAAAACACATTCTTGGTGTTTCACGATGATACTGAACTTACTCCGAAAACGGAAAAAGCCATAATGGTACATCATCGAGACGAAGATGATGCTAAGAAGAATCGGACGATTCTGAATGACATGGGAAAGAAGTTCAATCAAGAGAGCGTCCTACATGCCGGTAATGGTAGGAATGATATGTCTTTCACAACTGGTCCGAAGGCAGGAGTAACTTGTGGCGGCAATGGGTGGAATGAATCTGATGACGCTCTTGACAATTACACGGATATTGAATTGGAAGGAACAAAACACACGAAGTTTCAGTTAGACATACGGGAGTGTTTTGAAAGGGGACTGTTGTGATGTCTACTCGAATCTCAGAGGAAATTTTGGCGATAGCAGATGAACTGCAAGCACAGCCAAAGGAGAATCCACCATTCAAGCGGGATGAAGAAGGATATGCCACGGTCACTTTCAAGATCAAAGGTGACGCCCTGAATGAACTCTTGAAACTCATAAAACAGTGTGAGTATATGGGGAATATAGGGCATTCTTTTTCAATCGTTGTTGATCCCAGAGGTGGTAAAGATCGTAGACGCAATATTGGGTTCGACGGAGATGGGTCAGATCGAGTGAAGGACATTCTGGTGAATGGTGAGCCTTTACCGGAGAAGTTCGACTGGTAATGGAGGTGAATATGAGAATTGGAAACATGCTCTCTAATATTGCATATGGAATATCTGGTACAAAGGTGTGTTGGGTTCGTGATGGTTCCGCTGTTTCGATTATGGCTATTCTTCCAGAGTCGAATCGGATGGCAAATAGAGAACAGTCTATTCGACTAGCAGAGAAGGCGGAACGAATAGCAGAACGAGAAGCTTCTCGCATTGGTGTTGTTATTAAGACGGGTGCATTTATGGGTGGCGAGGGCAATGGACACATCCAAGCAACCGGCGTTGCTGAAATACCTTGGGCTCCAGACATTGAACATAGGCTATCTCTTGTCGGAATACATGAAGGTTGATTTTTTTTACAAATACTTCCCTTGTGAGTGTATAATGTTAGTGTTCCCGCAGTAATGGGACTAACACTTAAAGGGAGATAATATGAGTCAGACCAAAGCGCAGCGCAAGAAACAACAAAAGTCGAAGTCGCGTGAGAAGCAGATCAAGAAAAACAGGAACATTCTGCGGAATGTTGCTGTAAAGAGATTCCGTCTTGATGTGCATATGGGGGATGATTGGAAGATTGGAGTACGACAGTGGTCCAATATTCAGCAGGTAGAAGCTCATAGAGTAGAAACTGAAGCTCGTCGTGCCAAGGGCGAGGAGATTCTGATGGGTCGGGTGGTTGATATGGCCATTGGCAATGGCAAGGTGATCTTGAACATTCCTGGAGCAACGCCAAAGCCAAAGGGTATGGCACCTGACAAGATCGCAGATGGTGCAAAGGCTTGGGATTGTGAGTACGATTCTGGCACCAAGTAAGAAACTCTGAAAATTTCTCCGTATTTTGCAGGGCGGTTGGCAATGTATGGATGTGCGGATGTTCTACTGAGGATTCGGGCGTTGTTATAGCAAACCGAGTCATTGGTTTAGCGGCCAACAAGACAGGGGCGTAAGGCGACAACGAAAAGTGGTTTAGCGGCCTCTCCCGAGTCTTCAGTAGAGCATCTGAGTGTGAGGCGATAAAGTGGGTTCAATTCCCATCAGTAGTAGGGTCAGCCCGAACCTGGGACGGTATGGATCGTGGCTTTACATGTTCTTTGACAATTTGAGACGAGTGATGGGTGGTAGGCTCAGAAGCAGCCATCCATAAAAAGTGAGTCGCTGAGTTCTAATCCGTGAGAGCCGCTGGAAAAGTGGCTAGTCGGATAGGCGAACAGAGATTGGGTAGGCGGGACGGGACCCGATGTCAGGACTTGTAGTGTTGTAGTCTAAAGCTGTAGATTTTTACGGCATAAAGTCTACTGTAGCTCAGTCTTGAGTGTACTGCTCTGTTGTGCGGCGTTAGAAGGTTGCGGCTTCCATGGAAGATGTAGAAAGTTCGTGTGGTTGACTTAGTATCTTCCAAGGCCAAACTCAACTGCATGGTGGACTCTTTGGCGTAATAGCAAACCCATCACAAGTCTTTTCTGGGATCAGTCGTGGAGCTAAGAATGTTAAAAACATTTGGACTAAGAAGCGACTCAAGTCATGGCTATGAAAGTGGGCCATGAGATTCCAGCGGACCATCAGCGAGCCGAATTACGCTGGGATGAAGCGAGTTGCAAAAGCGGCAAGCGGATTCCGAATAGAGTCGGTGGGATCGAGATCTGATTGGATTCGGTGGGTTCCTGTTCTGATTAGAGTAGTCTGATTAGATTCGGTGGGTTCCTGTTCTGATTAGAAGATCATCCCGTAAACTTGTGGTCCGGTCTTTTTTGAATCTCGTGATAACAGAAGTTAAATCTCCTGTAGTATGCCAAGTTGTATAGGTATAGGAGATTCTTATGCGGCAAGACGGTTTCTAAGCCCGTCTACGAGCATTTTTGTAGCATTGTGTGCAAACCCGACAGGAGAGGCACACGACAAGCGCAGATAGAAAAGGCCGCTCATGGCTCGTGAATAGGGAAGAGAGAGGTCGTAGGGTGTACAACCGAAAACCCAATCTTGTCTAGCTTAGATGGTGGAGGGTGACGGGGAAACCTGTCGCCCCTGACTCGAAAGGGCGTTCGTGGAAATCGAACTAGACCTGTGATGGCGACCGTAGCACCACAGAGACGAGTAGCAGGTCGAAATAAACGTGGATCGGTGACAGTCGGGAGAGTACCGACAACTTTTTTGTTAGGTTTTGCTGTCTGTGGGTATAATGACTCATGGAGAAAAGAAGTGTGTGATGATTTTTCTTCCGTATTTGACACGGAGTGTGGCAATGTAGTGTCAGATTTGATTGTTCTTTGATATATGGGGACGAGTGGTTTCGACGAGTGTTATTGAAACTGGTCGACATGCCGAGGACACAGGTGGGCCTCGTAAATCATCCTGTAAAAAAACAACTGCCAACACTTTTGGCAAGGTGATTCGTGGTTTCTTTGGAGTGGCTGCTGAGGCTACTCCGATGCTTGCCGCTGCCTAAACAGGCACACCTCCAAAACTCCGGAGTTTCTATGACAACCGGATGAGGATCAAAGAGAATAGATGACGGTCTGCAAAGACAGGCGATGCCGGGAATGAGACGCACCGGGGCGGATAGTCGAAGACATCCCTGAAAGAAGGGATAGACCAAGTCCGTGGTCGAGAAACATCGTGACGAAGCATGTGTATGTTCAGTTGATTTATTATTCGGACAGGGGGTTCGACTCCCCCTCGTCTCCACCATTTTCAGAGATAATGAGGAAAGTTTGAAAAAGTGTTGAAAACTTACTCGTTGTCGGAGTATAGTGATTTGTGAACGAAGTCAGGCTCCTTCAGGACTGGGTTACTTCATTACAAAAGCGAAAAAATCTCGGCGGTCTATGAGGACCGAAATTGAGATGACGATCTGCAAAGACAGAGTGGAATTCCGGGAAGACGGAATGGAGGCGTGGGAAGACACGCAAATGACAGCTCGGAAAGACGGCTTACCTAGGACGAATATCGGAGTTTGATGGAGTTCTTGAGTTTTTGCTTGATACCTTCAGTTTGGGGTTACTTCTTGGTGAAAAACCCCCAAACGATTATTGGTGTCGGCTATATTATTGCGGGGTAGAGCAGCCCGGTAGCTTATCAGGCTCATAACCTGAAGGTCGCTGGTTCAAATCCAGCCCCCGCAACCAATAAAGGCCGGACATCAATAAAAGGATGTTCGGCTTTTTCTTTGTATCGAATCGTGTAGGTTCAATGTTCTGTGTGGAACATTGGGAATAAGGGTGCCGAAAGGCACAAAATTGGTGGTAGAGATATCACCTTCAAGGAGGTAAGAGAAGTGAATAAGGTAAAGAAGGTCGCAAGGAGTAGGGCTTCGGTAGCAAGTCTGCCGAGCAACGCAAAGGCCGCATCGGTAAACCGGGCGGGCGGAGTGGCATTCGAGGTAAATGATCCGGCATTGAAGTTGATCACCATGACTGGTGGGTCTTTCTTCGCCGAGCCGAGGTTCTATAACGCAGAGGCATGTGTACCTAAGCGTGGGACTGGCGGTAAGTTCGAGAAGCTGGCAGCGAGGCTAGAGATCGTGGATGGCAAGCTGAAGGGCTTTGTCACCTGTGATGAGCTTCCTGAGACGGCTCGTGAGGTTATCGCAACGGCTATCGATGTCGCCAAGGGTAAGACCCCGGAGGACATGCTGGCAATCGCCAACTGGCTTCGTAATGAGATGAACATCCGGATGACCCCGCAGATTTTGCTGGTGTTGGCATCTCAGATGGATGGGACTAAGTCACTGGTTCGGAAGTATGCGACTCACATCGTGAAGCGTCCGGATGAGGTTAAGACCTGTCTGTTGACTCATCGTTTTCTGTTCGGGCTGAAGAATCTCCCGAATGGCCTAGCGAGTGGATTGGCTGATGCTACGAGTAAGTTCGGTGAGCGTGGGTTGATGAAGTACGACGACTCTGGCTTTCCGACTTGGAAGGACGTTCTTTGCTGGCTTCCGCGTAAGGCTGGATGGCCGCTGAGTGCTGAGGTCGCCAAGTATTTCATCACCGGCAAGATTGATGACCCGGCTAAGACTCCGATCATCGCGGCTCGTAAGGAGTTGGTGAAGAAGACTGTGTTCGATACCGAGGCTCGTGACCTGGCAAAGAAGTCCCAAGTCAACTGGGAGGTCTTGCTGTCTCAGTTCGGTAAGGAGAAGAACAAGGTGTGGTCGTTTCTGATCGACAACGGTCTGATTGGCTACATGGCTCTGCTCCGTAATCTGAAGAACATCTTGGAGGCGAAGGTTTCCAAGGGTGTCATTCAGAAGGTATCGGATAAGCTCTCGAACAAGGACGAGGTTGCCAAGTCAAAGCAGCTTCCGTTCAGGTTCCTGTCGGCAAAGACGGTATTGGATACTATGTCTAGTGGTTTCGATCTTGCGGACTACTCGGAGGTCGTGGCGGCTATTGAGTTGGCGGCAAATGAGGCATGTGCCAATATCCCGGTAATGTCGGGTGAGACCATGGTGTTTGCAGACAATTCTGGTTCGATGACGAGTGCAAAATTGTCGGAGAAGTCGGCACGGAACTGTCGTGATGCTGCAAATATGCTGTCTGGTATCGCCGCCAAGGTATGTGAGAGGCCGTACCTGTTCGCATTTGGATCGAGTCTTCAGGAGATTCGTTTTGCCAAGACGGATACCGTAATGGGTATCTGTGACAAGGTAAAGCGATCAGGGGACGGTGGTTCTACGAATGGTCACCTGTGCATTGAGCATTTGATCAAGTCTGGGAAGACTCCGGCACGGGTTATCATCCTGACGGACTGTCAGATGTGGAATGATAACAGTAACGGTGGTGGTCAGCCGTTTGCGAATGCATGGGCGAAGTACCGGAAGTCAAGTAAGGCTGCGGCGGAGACTTGGCTTCATATCGTTCACCTTTCGGGATACGGGGATAGTCCAGTGGATGTGGGAGAGAGGGTGAATCAGGTCTCTGGGTTCTCAGAGAAGGTATTCACATCGATCCTCACTGTCGAGGGAGTTATGGGATCTACTCCACTCCCTACGGTGGAGCAGGTAAGGAATGGGTGGACGGTGAAATAGTGGCCTAGAAAGGCTATTTGGAGGGGGTGGTGTCGAAAGGCATTGCCCCCTCTTTTTTGTTGTTGTAACAAATCTTTGATAAGCGGATAACAGGTATAGGTAGTGTAATAATTGTTTGATATTTGATACAAGGGTGTAGGGTAGTGAAAGACAATATGGAGGACAAAGTCATGGGCTACAGGAAGAATCCGACGGATAAGAACCAGAATGAGATTGAGGGAGCAGCATTTGAGCAAGGCGTTCCGGTTTTTACAGATGATAAGACTCGTGTTGTTGCCAAGGGGTTGCAGACGGCACCTCTGAGAACGGCGCATGGTTCTGCACAAGGTGGAGAGCGAAACAACGCTGGTGTTGTGATGCCGCCTAGTGACAAGCCTGGCAAGTTCGAGCAACCTGGGAAGGCGTAACCCAAACATGAAAAACGACATCAAAGTCGCAAAGGAACTTGTGGCAGTTGCTCGGGAATTGTCAGCATTGGGGATTGACCCTGATATGATGGTAGACCAAGATGCTGTTGGCAAGTTGGCTGAAAAGCTTTTATCTCGTCTTGGACCTGCAAAGTCCAGACAGATAAGGACATACGGAGTAGAAATCCGTCCTACTGACACGGTTGAGCAATTGGCTCGTGCGTGGTCTACGGTTCTACTCGCGCAGTAAATAGCCTATGCCCAAAAGGCTGGCGTGGACGATGGGTGTCGGATCACGCTGGGGTTGCTCCGTTGAGTAACCCCCGAAGGGCAAAAAACGGAGGAAGTGTTATGTCTGCAAGTACAACAGCAAGCTGGTGGCAATATTCGGCATGGGTGAAGAACATCGCTCGTAACATGCGTATTACGCCTCCTACGGACAACAGTTTAGAGGCGCAAATCAAGACGTTTATCAAGTACTTCTGGAATCCTCAGACCCAGACCGGTACTCGTCCTTGGTTGGCTGAGAAGTTCATGCGTCTTTCTGTGACGGCAGCAGCTTCTAACTATCTTGGAGATATTGATCAGGAGCCCTTTGCGGTTCAGGACAAGATGTTGGAAGTAATTGGTCGTGATCTGAAGAAGATTCCAATCACGGATGCCGAAAAAGCTCAAGCAGATGCATTGATTGCCTTGTGTGAGAATCGAAGATATGGTACAGGTCCTTACTTCGGTGGCGTGATTGGATCGACAGTTACAATTCCATCATGACGGCTAGAGACGACCAGAGAGAAGTCAACAATCTACCCAAGTTGCATGAGGAACAGCAACAGGGTAGAATGTTGGTGATTGATGAGGCAAAGGCTGCTAGGATAGCATCCAGAGTAGCAATTGCTTGGGAGAAGAATTTCAAGTCTAAAGTCCATAGACAATTGGACTAGACACAGGTATTTCCGGGAGTACCGGGAAGCGGAGCTGGGGGTTCCAGTTCTGGTAGTATTAATAAGTATGGAGGTATATATGTCAGCAGAAGTCGAGAAGTGGATTCTAACGCCTAAAGAACTTCATTTGGGGCACTGCAAGGAAACATTCCGGGTAGGAGCAATAATTGAGTTCGAGGCAGCAAGTGGACGATTGTCAATTGATGGTCGTCGTTTTAATGACACACGAGACTTAGATGTCTTGAAGCGTCAGGCAGTCAAGTATCCAAAAAACCCTTGGATCATTCCGTATTCGCAAGAAACCTACGACGAGGTTATGGCGACTATCCGTCCTCCGGCAGTAAGTGAGAAAAGGGTTCTTCAGCAGGACCAGAAGTTGACGGTCATTCAGTCGGATGAAGACCTTAGCGAGGCAATTGACATTAGTGAGACGAAGGTGTCAAAGATCAATGCAGCAGCAAAAGAGGCTGCCCGGAACAAGGTTAAGACAGATGGTATGGAAATCATCCGTGGTGATGAGTCGGTTGAAGACCGCATCGCAAGCCTGAAGGGCAAGACGGACATGGGTTCTATTGCAGAACGGGCTCGTCTGAAGGCTACAGGTTCTGTGAAGATGCCTATCGTTAAGGATGACAGTCTAGGGGCTGGATTCACTGGCAAGAGATCTCAATCATTGAATGCCGGTCAACATCTTCCATCTCGTGCAGATGCGGATGCCAATAAGGAAGACGCAGCGGCTCAGGCTTCGGCTCGCAAACATGAAGCGGAAATGAAGCGGATGAAGGCTGATGCTGAAGGTGTGGGAGAAGCGGCTCCTGCTCCTGCTCCTGCTCCTGCTCCTGCTCCTGCTCCTGTTGAAAACTCTGAGATGTCAGTACTTCGGTCGGAGAATGCTGCATTGAAGGCTCAGATGGACCGGATGGAGAAGATGATCGTTGCCCAGCAAGCTGCGGCACCTCGTCGTGGTCGTCCTCCTAAGTCTGAATCCAAGGGAGGAGCGGAGGAACAACCATGATCTTCCCGTTTCAGTGTCAAAAATGTAGTAAGAGTTTTGATGAGGAGTTCCCGATAGGTAAAGCACCTCGCGTGACTCCTTGTCCTCATTGCAAGGGTAATGGCAAACGCATTTACGATGGAATGTGCGTTGCTGTTAAAATTGGAGGGGCATTTTGTCATTCGTCAACCTTTGGCGAACAGATGAAGGCCCGGAATATGCAGGCAGCGCAACGGATGAAGGGGCGTAAGGCCCCGGTACGACTAGCCGCAATGGATCATGGCGGTGGTGACGTACGTGAGGTGAAAGCAAAGTGATGATATGGACGGCAAGCAAAACCTTCTTTCGAGATTTGACAGGGCATCATTACGGGATGCTTGCCGTCCTGTCTTTACATAGCAAGGTGGGTAATTTCAGAAAGTGGAATTGCCGATGTGATTGTGGAACGGAATGCGTTAAGTATGGACATCAGATTCGGGCCGGACAAGTAGTATCCTGTGGTTGTGAACAGAAAAGAAAAGCGAAAGAGACCGGCAATAATAATGCGGTTGATTTAACAGGCAGGAGATTTGGAAGGCTTGTTGTTATTGGAAGGAGTGGGAGTAATAAGCATCAGAAGGCAAGATGGAAGTGTAAATGTGATTGTGGTAAGGAGAAGTTGCTTGTTGCTGGATCATTGATTTCTGGAAATTCAGAGTCTTGCGGTTGTATTCAGAAAGAGACGATGCACGAGATTCGATGGAATCCAAATCTTTCACAGGAAGATCGAGAGACGAATCGAAATCGAGAGATTACCATCCCTGGACTCCATCTATGGCGTAAGGCGGTTTACGAACGGGACGGGTATCGGTGTGTCGTTTGTGGTGGAAGTAAGAGTGGTCGTTTTGTTGCTCATCACATTGCCTCTTGGGCTGCGAATAAAGATGTGCGGTTAGATGTAGAGAATGGGGTTACATCATGTGTTGATTGTCACAAGGAATTCCATTCGAGATATGGTTGGGGCGGAAACACTCTCGGACAATGGTCCGAGTTTTTGACTATAAAAAGTCGGATCGGAATCGCAGTATGAGTGATGTAAGTAGTTCTGAATCAAAGAGTAAACTCTATAGGACCTCGGACATTTATTTTTCAGCCTTTCTGTGTTCTTTGGATTTTCCGCTTAAGACTACGGAGACTACAGGAACAGCGGATGGCGGGAAGAAGGTTGTTTTTGTATTTTCTGTTCCGGACGTTGATTTGGCGAAAGTCAAGGCACTGTACTTTGGTGGATCGGGGACAGTCAAAGCTCGTGTATTTGTAGATCATCTGCGAAGTTTCAAGCAAATGTGCTTCACCTAGAATATGTGCTTTACTTGACACCTGATTTGTGGTCTACTTCTTATGGAGGTAGATCATGGATAAGATTTGTACAAGATGTGGTCAGGCCAAATCGGATGATTGTTTTGGGAGAGATAAGAATCGAAAAGATGGCTTGAATTCTTGGTGCCGTGAGTGTGTGAAGGAAACTTCTAAGGCTCATTATGCGGCGAATACTGAAAAACGTCGGGAAGCTAGTTTAGCCATCTATCATCGTAACGCTCAGGACGAAGGATTTCGGGACTCTAGGAATGCTCGTCAGCGGGTGTATTCAAAGGACTATATGCGGCGTCCTCGTACTCGCCAGTTGGCGAGGGGGTGGATGAAGCGGTACATGTCCAAGATCAAGAATAGAATATCCAAACAGTTGTCGTATCAGGTCTGGTACTCGTTGCGTTTGGTACTGGACAAGTCGAGGAGTAAGAACGGGAAGCATTGGCCCGAATTGGTAGGATGGACTGTCGAGCAGTTGATGACTCATTTGGAGTCGAAATTTCAGTCGGGGATGACCTGGGACAATTATGGTGAGTGGCACATAGATCATGTGACTCCGAGAAGTTGGTTTCCGATTAAGGTTGTCGGGGATGAGGCATTTCGGTCTTGTTGGAGGTTGGAAAATCTTCAACCTATGTGGGCAAGGGATAATTCGGCAAAGGGCAATAGGTTTTCTGGGTAGTGTTTCACCTGATTGTGTGATAATTCTTTGATACTCGGTCTACTTGTGAAGGAGTCGGGTATGGACAGAAGAGACAGAATAGCGGGAATAGCCACGAAAGTGGTTTTTCGATTTATCGCAGCGGGGCAGCAAGAAGAGACAATCTTCGACGCTGCTTTTTCAGTTTTGAGGAAAAAGGCTCGGGAGTACAAGGACAGCCTGGAACAGTCAGCCCGAGATTCCTTACAGGGAAATTTGATAAAAGACCTTACTGGTAGAGGGTACGATGTAGTATCAGTCGAGATTAGCCTAGGAAAATACCGTGGATCACGGTTTGTTACCTCGGCGAAAGTGACAGTCAGGATGAAGGATGCTAAGGCTACGAAGAGCCTAGAGAAGGAACTACAACGGTATCATACCCGGTACAATCTCAAGTCGTTTGAAGATGGAGTGGCGGTATACAACATTAGGTAGGGAGAAGCAAAATGAATTGTGTTACAGCAGGTGTACATGAGGACTATGAATGTCCAAACTGTGGGTGGAAAGGCAACAAGAGTTATATGGACTATGACGATAAAAAGCTTACGCTGAACTGCCCTCAGTGTGGGAAAACAATTATCCGTCATTACCGTGAAGCAAAAATAGTGGATAGGGTAGTGGCATCAACGATGCACCTGGCATGGGGTGGAACTTCAATAAGACTGCCATTGGATCGTAGTTTCTATCATCCCAAAGATATTGCGATTGAGACGATCACTCCCGAAGGTACTGATTTGGACATTAGGGCCTATCAGCAAAATGGGAGATGGATTGGAGTTGCCTTCGCAGGGAAGGCCAATCGTCCATTGTGGAATTACTCATTCCGTGATCGTTCCCAATTGGATCGAAAGGTCGCTGAGACAGTTGAAGACCGTAAAAAGAAAATGGAATACAAACAGAACCGGATGGAGGAAAAGCGGCAATTCACACACAGTCTGAAAGAGGGAGACATCCTGTATGCCAGTTGGGGATATGATCAGACGAATGTTGATTTCTATCAGGTAACAGAAGTCGGGGCAAAGAGTGTGAAGATCAGGGAGATTGGACAGAAGGTGGTTGGTGGCTCGGTTGGCTCTGATTTGGTTGTTGCAGTACCGAATCATTTTACTGGTCCGGAACAGATGAAGATTGTGAGTACTGGCAACTCAGTGAGAATCAAATCCTACTCTAGCGCATATCGCTGGGATGGTAAGCCACAGCATCAAACAGCATCTGGATATGGGCATTGAGGGGGTTCAAGATGGACAGAATAACGCGAATAGCAAGTAAGATGGTCGCAGGCACTTCTCTGGATGGAATGAGTAACCAGCGGGCAAAGAGAAGGATCAATGAGGTTCTAAAGAGACACACGAAGGGATTCTTCTCGGATGAGTATTGGGCTCCGGTGAATGAGACATGGAAGGCTTTGACGGATGAGGGCATAGATTGGACTCTTGAAGGAACCAAATACGACCATGATAGGGATAACGTGCCTACCAGTAAGACATGGACGTTCAAAGTGGAATTCCTAAATGACCGTGGAAGGCCAACTACGGTATATGGGGTGATTGTGGCTTCAGGATGCGCCTCTGTGAAATCACCACTTGACAGATACGATTTAGTTGCTTATGTGAGTTGAGGAGTTGATTATGAGCTTTTTCCCTGGAACTTTCATTCCTACAGGGCTAGGTACTACACCAAGGTTCAGTCACCTTGTTGATGATTTGATGACGCCTCGTTTGATGTCTTTCAGGATGATTCATATAGCAGATGAGCCTTGTGAGTTGAAGCCAGACAGGGTTACATGGAAGACTACATTCGGCAATTGGCTCCAAGGAGAGAACATCGTCCTTCGCAAGGGCGGAATGATGTTGGATATGAGCACTGAGGTAACTGACATTAGTTACACTTACGGGACATTCAAGGCAGGCATTCCGGATTTGGATGGTCAGAGGGTATCGAGAGATACCCTAGAAGCGACGTATGTGTTTGATTATTTCCCAGAAGTGGTTTTGGAGGGTTTCATTACGGCTGCGGTGAGTATAATCAATACGACTGCGGTAGGTCCTCCGACAAGTTACACGGTTGATTCATCCCCAACAAACTGGGAAGGCGTCATTGTAGATGTGGCATATGCTATGTGTATGGAGAAACTTCTTTTGGATTATGATCTATGGCGGTACCGTTTGGTATTTGCTATTGGTCCGAATGAGATGGAGGGTGGTGGTGGAGATATTGCCAGTCAGCTCACTACGCTCAAACAGAATGCGGAACAGCGGGCGGAGAAGGCCATGGACAACCCGAAGTTCAAGACTGGTAACTACTTATCACCTCCGACGGGTATTTACTTCAGTTCAATACGGGGATTTGGTAGTTCGATGGGAGGGCATGGAGTGCCATTCGTGACAGGAAGGCTTCGCGGATGGAAACCTAACAAGTGGATTTAGTCTGTGAGGTAAGTTATGGCTAATGAGATACAATACAGTTTCAACATTGGACTGACTAATGGCTTGCTTTCAGACAAGTACAATACTGCTTCAAAGGCAAACCAGAGCAATGCCAATATGGTTAGGAATACTCAGACTCTCCTATCTGCTTCGGCTCAAGGAGATCAATTGGATGTTGGAGGTGTGCTTGTTCCTGGGCTTGCAGTTTTCACTAATCTTGATTCGACGAATTTTGCAGAGATTGGGATAATAGTTTCAGGGACTTTTTATCCATTTTTGAAGTTGTTGAGTGGTCAGAGTAGTGGACCATTATTCCTTGGTGCAACGGCAATTTATGGACGGGCTAACACTGGTAATGTCAAGTTGTTCTACATCATTTACGATACGTGACATATGGACTATTCACAAGAAATTGAAGAGATTGGCAGTTTGATTGTTTCGGCGGCATTGATTCTTGAAATTCGCCGAGAGGTCGCCACAGTAATGCGCGAAGGTTTTGTAGTTTCTGATGGGAATCATCATCCTCTTGGAGAAGGTTATGATGTAGTGGTAAAGTGTGGTAATACAGATCGTCCAGATGTATATCGGCGACTTCGAGGGAATATACAGGATGTTCATGTTGAGAAGATAGCTGAAGGTGTATTGGGGATTCGTTCGGCTCGAAGGATGCGTGGAATGAAGGGGATTTGAAATGAGTGATATTAGCCCTAGCACTGGAGAGCAGTTTTACAGTGGGTCATGGCAGGACATTCAAGATGTATTGAGGGTTCTGAACATTGGTGAAGGCAAGATGTCTCAGGTCACTCAGCCGATGGTGAATCGGTATCAGGAGATGGTTGACCGGGATATTGATGCTCTTCTTAATGATACGTACCATACCCCGATTCGTTCGTTCAACATGGTGCAACCGACGATCAGTAGTACACCTGCTGTACCGGGCGGTTCGGTGAGTGGAGTGATTGCAATAACATCTGGAGTCAATTCTATTACTGTATCTGGGGCGGGGTGGGTCTTTACCCCTACAACGGTTGTAGTTACGGTTACCATGCCTGCTGGCGGGGATCATATTTTTGCCACGGTGGATGAGAGTACGATTACAATGAATGGGTTTACGGCGCATTTGTCTGCTCCTACACCGGCATCTGGATATTCTTTGTCTTACATTGTTACGGCTGAAGCTATTCCTGGGTCATCTGTTCCAAGTACGGGAACACAGGTTCGGGTATTTCCGGGAGATGTTCGTAGGGCAGCTCGGTATTGGACGGCTGGACAGCTCTTAGTTAATGAGTTTCAACAGCTTGAATCCAATCTTACGGAACAGGCGACTCAGATGGTATCGGATGCTAGGATGCAGGTATATGCGTTTAGTCGTCCGAATCACAGGATTCCGGGACAAAGGAGAAAGAGTAATATATCACATTTTCTTCCGGCATCGTTGCAGCCATCAGCTTTTCCAGAGAGACCATCGTGAGGATTAACATATGAATAGGATAGCCAGAGATATCCTTCAGGTTGCATCGGAACTTTTACCAAGGCTCAAGGTAACGTTCACTCGTACACCGAAGATTGAGGAACGAGATTTGACTTCTATTCATATCGACATTCAGAGATTCGTGACAACGCTGAGGAAGAATGAGGATTTGGAATGTCTTGTGTCGCGGAGGGATGATGACAAGGTTATGGAGATCACCATTGGTTTTACGGATCATGAGGAGATGAAGGGCATCGTAGACAGTATGGAAGAAATGATCAAAAAACTTGGCAAGAAATCCAAAATAGATGTGAATATCGAACGGTCTTGCAAAAAGTGAAGAAAAATCTGTAGAAAATGTACACTAGTTTGTATATCAATCACTATTGTCTGTGGTTTATGGATTAGGGGAATTCGACAATGGAGCAATGGGAACAATATAAGACAGAGATGAGAGGTGTTTTATCTATACAAATCCCTCAAATTTGATTCAGACGCTGATTGGTCTTCTTGATCGTAATTCACCATCAATTAATCAGGTGGTCCGTGCATATCAAGGCAATCGTAAGTTGATGGTATTACCGGGGATGCGTAGGGTAGTACCTGCGGATGCCTATCCTGTATTGGAGATTGAGCCTGGGGATGTCCCTAATCAGTGGGCAACGACTAGGGCACAGAGACCAAGATATCAATTTCGGTGTACTTTGACGGTGAAAGTGGATAAGGAGCAGTATGGGGTAGAGTATATTTGCACCTTGGGGACGACCATTGTGGAGATAATGACCAGTCCTGAGAATCTTCAAATGCCAGTGGTGAATGAGACGAAGTGGGATTTAGTGGGAGGGCTCTGTCAGACATTTATATTGGACAGTTTGGTGGATTCGGCGAATTATTCGGCAGACAAGCAGGGATCGATCAGAAAGGCAGAGTTCAATTGGTTTGCTTTAATCCATGAACCGTACCCGGAATCAAAGTGGAAAGTCAATAGTTCAAGTACTCCTACGGTGATTCGACCGATCATTCTGTCATCGTAATAATTCTTTGATATTCAGACTATAGGTAGAGACATGAAAATAAGCAGTAGAACACTTAGGGATGAGATGACCCAGATCATCAAGACTGGTGATATCCCATACCAGTCTAATAGAAGGGCTGTAGAAGCATTTGACATTTATCGTGATGATGAGGAAGGTCGTCAAGAGTTGATTGCGATGCTTGAAGGGTTGGATGTTTTCATCATGAATTTGGAGATTATGGGATATGACTTCGAGACGGTTGCAAGGACGAGTGGGTAATCCATTCGTCAGACAAGGAACGATACGGGATATGGCAGCCGTTGCGAAGAAACTCGCAATGATCCGTTCTGCCGTAGAAGAGGTTGAAAAGGCTGAAGACATGATATCGTCGTCGAATAAGGGATCGCGGGAGTGGAGCAAGGCGGTTGAGAAAATGAACTTGTCCGGTAAGAAGGGGCAGGAATGGTGTGGTGAGGCAGTTGCGATTTTGAATGGAGTAAAGAGGAAGTCCGAAGGGTATTTGAGGGGATTGCAGAATGCCGCTTATTGATACAACTACGTTGTTGAAGGTTGCAGATAGGGCTGCTTATCAGTATGGCCAGCTTCAGGATACTTGTACCGCAATTCAGGCGGAAGGCAATGGGTATTACTTCGATATCGTTTCGGCTACGGAAGACCCCGATGTTGAAATCCCTTGTGATTCTGAGTATTACGACGTTGATGAGGATTTTAACGTTGGATTCATGGTTGCGTATGGCACAAGATTGTCGAATATTTTGGGTGCAATGGAGGCTCATTTCAGCCGGGATAATGGGTCGGGATTACCATTACAGGTAGGTGGTTGGGATGGTTACCTGACAGCGAAGAATAAGCGTGTAAGCTACTACTTTGCTCAGTTGTTTTTTGCAACACATGGGTTTTATATGCTTGCGAATGATGTGTTTTCGGAGAGTGTGGACCAGTTTGCTAGGTTACAGGTTACTACTGGACCTGTTTTGACATATACAGATGGAGTGAATTACGGAACTGGGGCAGCGGCAAACCCCGCGAATGGAACATTCTATGCTGCTACGCAATTGAAAGTGGTCGTGACAACGATGGGAGCGACACAGTTGGATGTTCGTTTATCCGTAAAGGACCTCAACAACAACTTGGCGACTATTGATGTTACGATTCCAGGAGGATCACTGCCGGGAGCAGAGATTCCTATTGGTACGACGACTGATCGGTTTCTTGATGTGACTGCGGCGATTTTCAAGCCAGCGGGTTCAACAGGGACGGTCGGAGATGATATAAATGTGATGAACTTAAAAGAGCGACAGATTGCTTTGTAATCCCGTCATTATTCCTTTATATTCTATCATGTATAGAGTGGCAGGAGTTAGATCGGAAAGAAACCGAGATGTTGCTGAGGAACAAAGGAGGATACTAATATGGGTATGGGTTAAGATTAGCCCATCTTAAATCTTCTCTGATTGACTCGGAAGGCCAAGAGTGGGCTGACGAGGCGGAAGGCGAAAGCCACCGTGAACGACTGAGCGAGAAGACCGTCTACGGACGGATGCAACAGTCTGCTCTCCCGCAATAACTCAAGATGAAACGGGAGAGGGAAATCCGAAGAGATTTCCCCGCCATCGAAAGATGGTCAGTAGGTCGCAAGACTGAAGTAACAGCAATAGGTATCAAGGCTACGCGAAATTTTACAAGACTGGTCCATCAACTGATCCACTGGTTGTGTTGGCAACTGGCGCAAGCGTCAATCTGGTGTTGGAGCCAATTATGTCAACGGCAGTGTGGGGTGCTGGCTGGTATAACGCGGCAGATGCTGCGCACTATGCTGACAACGCGGTGCGTTATGAGGGAAGTATTGATCTTGAACTTCAGATGGGTGCTTCAGGAAACTTCTGGAATTTCTTGCATCAGTTCATTGTGACAAATCGGGCATATCCTAGGTCATTGGAAATCAGTCCGGATGGAGCACACGTTTACAAGTATCTGACGACTGGTGCCTATGATGCCAACTATGACACGAAGGGTGCATGGTGTCGTTCGGCTAACTTCTCGACATCGGAAGGTTCGTTTGTTACTTGCTCTCTTGGTGTTGTGGCTATTTTCAGAACTGAGGGCGATCCAGCAGGTGGAACAAGCTATTCGAGTTACAGTTACATCAAGCAGGTCAAGGGCGTAATTGCGTCTGACTGCACGGTGTTGTCTAAAACGAATCCGTTAAACCCGTCTGGTAACAATGTTGATCCAATCCCTTACTGGAGGTCTAATGCTCAGTTGGGTGTTGGTACATATCCGGGGCCTTTTGGAAGTGTGACACTGCCTCAGACTGGAACGGAGACGGTCGATTGGAGTATTGATGTCTCTAACAATGAGAAGATTCTGTACACTTGCTCTGGCAGTCGTCTGCCTCGTGCGGTGTTGATGGGTGCTATGAGTGTTGATGGAAACGTGACTCTCTATCACCCGAATGGTGTGTTCGACCCGATTCTTGGACCTTCTGGTACAGGAACAATTACTTCTCCGTACTCCAGAGCTGAGAATACATGGTTCCAAGTGGGTATCAACTATGGTTCGGGAACGGCATACATCGAAATTCCAGCAGCCCTTATCAGCAGTGATACATACAACATTCAGGGAGCCGATTCGATTACGAATCGTGCGTTCTCGATCAAGGGGTTGGGTGGAAGGTGCGACGGAACGACGACACTTCCTCCATGTATCATCTCTGACTACGCTGGTGCATTGCCAACTCCTCCAACCTGATATGGGGGCAAGATGGCTCTTGGATATGAGGGGTACGTCAAAATTGGCGACAAGTATGCTCTTGGGACGGGAACAGCCGTTCCAAGGGCACGTACCCGCATAACTTCTCAGGGTGCTTACGGCGGCGAGATAAATACACCTGTTGATGAAATAGGGCTATGGGGTCCTAGAGTATATGACTGGGAGGTCTTTGACGGATCAGTGAATTTCGAGATTACCAAGGATATGTTCTCCTTGCTCAAGGCGTGGGTACTGGACAGGGATAGTCAGAAGGATATCCTGTTTTCGACCCGGAAGGACAATGAACAAAAGTTCGTTGATACATTCTGGAATTCCATATCGATTTCAGCCGCTGAAGGTTCCTTATTGGATGGTTCTCTTGGGTTCGTGGCTATGGATCGGGACACTTACTCCTATGGGGCGCAAGGCATAGATAGTTATCCTGGGAATGTGAAAGGCAAGGGGTTGTTATGTACGTTGGCGACGGGAATGCCAGCTCCATTAAATGTTAGTGGTGAAAATTACAATCCGATTCCTTCATGGTATTCTAAGATTACACTGGGTGTAGAGGTATACGACTTTCTTGCTTGGACGTTGAATTTCTCACAAGACGTGGTGAAATTTTTTGCTTGTACCGGGGTACAAGGGCCACAGGCACCTGCGTATGTTGGGGTGGGGCCGATGTCGGTAACATTTGGTGGGTCTTGGATGTGGTTAGACAAAGATGCTCAAACCAGTTTCCCGGCTGATGATGTTACCGATTTGAAGGTAGAGGTGGCGGATACGAGTATGAGTTTCAAGACTTTGGAGTTACAGAGTATTTCTGATGATGTACAATCTATGGATTCGACAACGCCGGTACAGATGGAGTATGCTATCTACGAGTTGCAGTCTACATAGTCGAAGACGAATTCGGGCGAAAGCTCGGTAGTATGGAAAAACCGAAGATGAAAGATGGGCGCAGATGCACGGGTGTTTTTTGATACCATTGGTGTACTGCGTTTTTTGTTTTAATGGAGACGTTTTATGGCGATAGTACAAGCAAAACAGCAAGATAGTCAGAAGACTGCCGGTACAGAACAGTCTCGTGTCGACGAGAGATTGATGAAGCCGGGAAAGTTTGAAATCACCAAGGAAACGACTTTTACGGTTATGATTCATGCTAAGGAGAAGGATGGTCGCTGGATCATAATGAATGGTCCGGGTAAGGGTATTGAGAGCAATAGCATAATCTTCAGGATGTGGACTTACGACGAGATGATAGAAATGCGCAAAATGGCGACAAACTATGATTCTCAAAAGAGAGTTCACATGATTGATAACGATGTCTTGAACAGACTAAAGATACAGAGGCTTATGGTGTCTTGGACATTCGATACTGACAACCCGAGACTAAGGATACAGCATGTGAATGGAGTAATGACAGATGAGAGCTGGAAGGCTTTTGCGAGTCTACAGCCAAACATTTCTTCATACATAATTGACGAGATCAACAAGGTTTATGAATTCAACGGCTGAACAGAATGCTCGCAAGAATTGTGCGGAGTTGTATGACCCTAACCGTGTTATGGTTCGGGTTAGGACTTCACGACGTTATGGATGTTGTTTACCGGACGAGGGTGGGAATGAAGAGCATGTTGCTGTTTTCGCTACGATGACATTTGGAGATAACTATGCCATCGATAAGGCGATAACCTATGAGGTAGAGGTTGGAGAAGCGTTCGGTACTGGCAGGAAGATCAAGGCACATGTAACAGACATCAATGAGTACAAGCGATTGGTAGTAAAAAAGAACCTTCTTTCGTGGAGTTTGGATGTGCCGATTGAGAGAGATCCGTCAGGATGGATGACGCCAGAAAGTTATGCGCGGGTATCATCTGTTCCAGGGCCTCTTATGGAAGCATTTGTTAGGAAGTACGAGGAATCGGTGGAGGTATCAGACGAAGAGGAAGAGCGCATATCGAGACAGTGTGCGGTATTATTCTCGAAGACCTCACATGGCGTATCAGATGCTTGTGAGGCTGTTAGCAGATTTTGTACGTTGGGAAATTTCTCTGAGAAGTTTGGTATCAACAGGGAGGCTTTGCCAAGGATGCCTTACAAGGAGTTCTTGCTGTTGAAGATTATGATCGCAAAGGAGTCAGATTCGTTGAAGTCTTCACAGCCTAAGACAAGCCCTAGTAGTGTCATAGGAGCTGGTGGAAGGGCAAAGCCTAGTCGTGGGATAAGGATTCCGATGCCAGGATCGGATGGTGGATAATGATATCTGTAAAGAAAAAGTTGGGTTATGGTGGTTCGGCAACTATCGGTACCCACCAAGTGTTGATAACATCTGGTGGGTTTGAAAAGGCAGTTTCCATACCATACCTCAACATGATTAACACTCCACCGGATACTACATTCGCTGGCAGGGTAAAGCACGCTGATGGAACTAATGGTTATACTGGTTCGTTGTCATTTGATGTTTACGATGATACACTATCTCTTTTCGAGACTACGGACGGTCTTTTGGAGCGGTATTACGAGTTCGATATTGGGATTAATGACGGAGAGAATGATTGGAAGATGGAGGCTTGTAAGCTGACTTCGATGACGATTTCAGGATCGGCGGGTGGGTTGGTGAGTGCTCAGATTTCATTTTTGGCCAAGAGTGGGAAGGTTGCGGGATCGACGACGAATGATTTTATCAGGGATGATGCTCCTCTAGGGTATTGGTATACTGGAACAGGTGATGCTAATGACAAGGTGAAGGATTGGAGTCTGGCGATGACTCAAGAGGCAAGCATAGTCTACAAGAATGAAGACAGTATGGAACCGGCCTATATTAAGGTGGGACTGGTGATATATGTTCTTTCGATAACATCATTTACTGAAATAACGACACCAAGTCAGATAAAGATATCTACAAAGAATTTCACGTTGACGGGAGACACAACGGGAATGGGGTACGCTCCTGGCGGACTCACAGATCTAGGGACGTATAGTTATACGTTCGAGACAAGTGCTCAGAGTAGTGATGCGGTATCGGATGCTCTCGTGATAACATAATCGCGAGGGGGAAAAGGATAATATGGACAATGACACAGTAGGAACGGATAAAGAGGTAGTAGTGACAGTTCAGCCAGTGGTTGATCCAGATGCTGAGAAGCGTAGTGGAGTTCAGGAAATGGTTCAGAATGCTGAGGCGATTGTGGTTGCGAAGGAGAAGCCGGAGACGGAGAAGCCTGCTGCTAGACCTTCATTCTTCGTAAATAAATCAGTCAGACATATCGTGAAGATGGATGTTTTGACGGGTAAGGACGATGGTCGGGTAGTCAGTGTGTCGAAGTCTGGACTGGGGATCAACTTTGAGGCAGATTTCCCGTTCATGGTTCATACAGAGTTGATTTTCGAGTTTTCCATACCAAACTATGAAGATATGAGCACATATCGGCAGCGTAGTTCAGTGTATCGTCGGGAATCAGAGAAGATGATGGTGGACAAGCTCCAGCTCAGGAATTTCATGTTGATATGGCATCTGAAGGATTGGAATCTGACGGATGAGAATGGTAAGAAGATTGTTCTGTCGTTTGATTCAAATGGATCTATGTCAGAGGAATCTATTGCCGTGGTATATGCAATGTCGCCTACATTGCTGGATGTCGTGATGACGGTATACGAAAAAGACATCCTGCTGACCTAATAGGTGGTAGGAGGGGAAAATGCCCTTTAGTACAGAAGAACTTGCCAAGAAGTTTGGCGATAGTGCCGAAGACGTTAAGAAGAGCCTTGAGGGAATGCTCGGGGCTGCTGACGACGTTGACAAGGTATTTGAAAAGATGACAGAGCGACAGGAAGCTGCCGCTCAGATTCAGGACAAGTTTGCGAAGGCTTTGGCTTCATCGTCAAAGTCTTTGACTGGCATTGGGCATTCTGGGATATCGGCGGCACGGGGAATAAAGACCATTGATTCTGTATCTAGGTCTGCTGCATCATCTTTGGGTTCTCTGGGTATTGGAGCAGTCTCCGCTGTCGCCGGGTTCAAGGCATTATCATCTGGTGCATCATCTTTCTCGTCAGATATTGAGAACACTGAGAAAAGCATTGCTGGTCTCGTTAAGGGTATAGGAGGTCTGGAAGCGAAACTCGGTGGCCTCAAGGCGGCATCTGTCTCGGTTGATGTTGTGATTGGAAGTCTTTCAGCATTGGATGACTTTGAGAAAAGAATCAAGGCGTTGCCTCAGAACGTGTCTGTAAATGTTTCTACTGGAGCTGCGGCTAAAACCGGGGCAGGAGCGGCATCGGCATCGGCAGGAGCGGCATCGGCGAAAGCAATGGCTAATGCGGCGGCTAAAGCAATGGCATCCAGAAAAACTCCTGCCTCAGCGGGAACATTGAGTGCGGCGATGTGGGGTGGACCTAATGCTGCCAAGAAAGCGGGGAGACTTTCCGGTGAATATGGAGGAAAGGCATTCGCAGAAAATTATGCTGAACAAGTAGCTAAGAACATTCGGAGTAAGTCGATCAAGTCAATGAAGGATAAGATGACTTTGATGGCAGACGATACCGAGAAAATTAAGACTCCTGAAGGGAAGAAGAAGTATGTCGAATTGGCGGTAAAGATTGGCAAAAAGGGAGAAGTGTCGGAAATTTTGGACGAGCTGAGTGACAATCAATCTAAGCTCTTCAAAAGGAATGTTGGCAAGATGGGCATGGAAAAGGCGATAGACAGTCTTATCGCCAAAACTCCAATTTTGGCTCTGCGTGTGAAGAAGGCGATGTCGGAAGCGGCGGAGGCTGCGGAAGAGGCAATTTCTCCATTTAAGAGACTTGAGGATCAAGTCAACAGTGAAGCAAAGACTTTCAAGGAGTTCATTTCACAAAATGTTGCTAAGGGTGGGGTGGAGTTCGGAGAGTTCGCAGGAGGATTGACGAAGAGTGCAACAGGGATGTTTGCGGTTGGACTCGCTGCTGCATTTGTGGCAACGAAGATTTCTGAAATGGCTGAGAAATATGCGAATTACGCTTCTGAACTTGCCAAATATCGGGTAGAGACATCCGCATTGGAAGATACGATTGCCGGATTGGGTAAAAACGGGTTAGAGCCGTTACGTAAAGAACTTGGTCTTACTCGTGACCAAGCTGCTGATTTCTACCAAGTTCTCAAGACTGGTGTGAATGAGCTTGGAATGAGTCCAGGGAAAATCATGGAGGTTTCCAAGGCACTGAGTGATACTTTTGGTGGAGACCAAACAGCAAGGTTGAAGCAGTATGTTGATTTGCTCAAGGAGATTCCAACTATTGATGCGGACTTGAGCATTACGGCCAGCATGGATGATCAGGCAGCATCGATTTACGCTTTGGCCAAAAGTGGTAAGATGGATGTGGTAATGGATTTACAGTCTGCTGGATTGTTTGGAGGGAAACAGGAAAGGAAAGAAGGAGCGGACCTCGCTGATTCCAATCAAGCAGTTGCAAAAAACACAGAGGCCATTAAGGATTTCTTAACTGGATCATTATTTGGAACATGGACTCCGTATCTTGTTGCATTGACGCAAGGTGTTTCTGCTCTTGTTGCAGCATTTGTGTCAGGATTAGCGATATGGGGAGGAATGAAAGCAGTACAGGGCGTATTCAAAACAGCTAGTATTGCTACGATGTGGGCAACATGTAAAGCGATGGTTGCTGCAATACTTAGTTCTAAATCTGGCGGTAGGGGAAGAACTGGCAAGGGAGCTGTCAAGGGGGCTGTCAAGGGGGCATCGACGACAGCGGCCAAGGCAGCGGCCAAGGCAGTAGGGAGTAAGGCTGCGGCTACGGTGGCTACAACAGCTTCTAAAAAGGTTGCGACGACAGCAGCTAAATCCGCCATATCACTTTCAAAATTTGGAGGTATCGCAGCTAAAATTGGTCCAAAATTGTTAGGAATTGGTCTTGCAGTAGTTGGAGTCGAGTTGGCTTGTGGTATGGCAGCAGACAAACTGGAAGAGACTGGTAAAACAGCAGCAGCGGCTGGAACTAGGATCGCTGGCAGTGCGGCAAGTATCGCAGGATTTGCACTTACCGGGGCTACTATTGGTGGGGCTATTGGGCTACTCGGAGGTCCCTTGGCGGCAGTTACTGCCACGGCTGGAGCAGTAGTTGGTGCATTGGTTGGATTGGCAGTTGAGGCTAAAACTCTGTATAAGTCATTCAAGACTTTGGGTGTGTCGGCTTGGGAATATATTAAGAAATTCGGGTCGAGCAAGAAGTCTGAACCGACAACAGCATTGGGAAAGGCAGCAATTGAATTAAACGCGCAACTAATAGAAGAGCATGCGAAGATGGCTAAGTCTGGGATGGCCCTAGAACAGTCTATGAACAGATTGAAGGCGGCTGTTAATAGTGCCAAGTTTGAATTCCTAGAGTTGAGTGCAAGACTTTCTAAGATTCAACTAAAAAACATTGGAGAAATTGGCGGTTCAATGGCGGGATTCACAAGTGCGATGCAGAAAGGTGAAGATGCCGCCAGGAAGATATTTAACGAGAAAAAGGCAGTAAATGAAGCAGAGCGTAAGAGAATCATGGGTAGTACGGATATGCAACCGGACCAGCGTCAATCTGCATATGATACTGTTCGAGAAGCAGAATTGAAGGCAGCCAATGATTTCGCAGAGGCATTGAGTGATCTTGCGACTACCTTGTATCAGACTCCTGAACTCATACAGAATGGATTGAAGCGTGAAATCGCAGGGACTACTCTTGGGCAAGCACAAGATACTGGAGCTTTCACAAGAGAATACAAGGATGTTGCTGAATCTAAAGATATTGGTTTGGCGAAAGAAGCCGTAACGAAGACTCAAGAAGCCATGGTGAAATCATCAAAAATGGTTAGTGATTCTGTCAAAGCATATGAGGAAGCAAAGGTTGCGGCAGTTGCTAGTGGCAATGATTTGCTCAAAAAATATGATGAAGAACTCCTTAATGATAAGATGGATGGGGCCAAGAGATTGGCCATGCAAGAGGAAAGGAACAGACTGAAGGCACTTCAGGATTCTAAGGCATTCGGTACGGATGCTTCTAAAGAGTTGGTTGCAGCAAAAGGGAGACAGGGAAAGAAGAAAGCTGAAATTGAAATTCTGGAAGATAAACGAAAGGGAGAGTTTGAAATAAAGCCGATGGCTGATGCAGCTAGTTCTAAGAAAGAACTTGATATCTATGGCAAGCAGAAGAAGAAGCTGGAAGAAAAACGTGATATAAAACAAAAAGAACTTACAGATGTTGGTGGTAGCGATGAAAAATCGGAGGAGGCTCTTAAGGAAGTAGACAAGTTGAAAGGTGAGATAAAAGAGTTGAATGAGAAGATGACTCCTCTCATGAAAACAGTTTCCGAAGTTTCTTCTGATTTAAGTATAAAGATAAAAGCAATAAAGCCGGATTTGCCTACCGAGAAGATAACAGAAGCCGTAGAAGCGATTATGAACTCAGGCGGCGACATTGACAAAATGAGTAAGGCTCTAGAAGGATTCGGTCTTGCGGAGGTAGTAAAAGAAAGTATCAACAAGACAAAAGAGATTACTAAGGAGATAGGTGCTCTGAAAGACCAGAAGGGAGTTATTGACCAGGTTGTTGTACAGCATGAGTCGGTAGTCTCTAAAGAAGATGGGGTTACAACGACACTGAAGGCGCAACTTGAGGCTGTTAAGAAGCATAGTGATGCTGTCAATGAATTAGTAAATTCTTACAAAAGATCTCTTGAGGGTGATTACAAAGAACTTCGCGTTAAGAGAGAGTCAGTTACTGCAACACAAGAGCAGGTAGCAATAGCCGGGCTTCATGGTTCTGCAACTGCGGAGTTGGCAAAACTTGGAGAGGAAGAAGGTAATTTAGCCAGAGAAGAATATGCTTATGCCAAGTCCAGTGTTAAACAGTTAGAAGGCATAATTGCAGAACATCAGAAAGCTGTTGATTTAGCAAAACAAGTATCAGATGCGAACCCGAAAGATTTGTCTTTGAAGAAAGTATATGAGAGGGCATTAATCGAAATGGCAGGATATGAGACTCTGGCTTCTAATGCTAAAGATAGTTCGGAGAGAGCTATTCGCAAGTTGAAATTGGCAGGAGAGGGTGTGGATGAAGGATTGCAAGGATTTGCAAAGAGTATTACTGGAATCAATCTGACGAATATATCAGATTTGGCTAGTACACTGGCAGAGAGTGCTGAGTATACAGGAGATGTAGGAAAGGCTTCAGCGGAAAGTTTCAGGTTAGCTAAATATGCGTCTGATGAATGGTTGAAGAATGAGAAGGAGATTATCAAGGCGAGGATTGCTACTGCTAAAGCCAATATTGAAGCTGAAGCTGAAATTGTAAAACAGGATGCTCTGACCAAGAACAAGGATATGTCTCCGGAAGCAGCAGAGGCATTGAAGCAGCAGACGATAGCAGATATGAAGTCGGCGGTAGCGAATAAGGAGAAACTTGCGTATGCCCAGGCGGAACTCAAACACAAGAAAGATGTTGTAGGAGCCGCAAAGAGGTCCAAGGAACTGAAGGAGGGTGAGCTTAATATTCAGCAGGGTTTGATTGATGACGCTATGTCGTTTGCGTCGGAGTTCGGCGGGTCTTTCGCATCAATCAATGCATTGCAGAATTTGAGTGTTGGTGTTGCCAGACAACAGTTGGATGTTGCCAAGGAATTCAGAGACAATATTCAGCAGGCATTCGAGGCTGCGGCAGGTGATGCTAATAAGCAGGCTGAGGTCGGCAAGGCATTGTTTCAGGCTCAAGCGGATGTGGCTACGCAGACTCTTAATCTTCGCAGGAAGGAGCTTGGCGTTCAGAAGAATATGATGGAGCAAATGCTTGGAGGTGTGTTTGGAGAGATGAGGAGCAATTTTGGAGCACGTCGTCAGATGGGTTCGGACGTGTCGATGATGGGCATAAATGCTACTCGTATGAAGTCAGCTTCTGGAATGTATGTCAATACTCCTGGTGGTAAGCCCGGAACAATCGAAGAACGGCGTAATAGACGGATGTTGGGTGGGGCTGGTGGGGCCGGTCCTTTGGATGAATTGGCGAAGATGGGTGGGCCGATGGCTGAGGTTGCCAAGGCGATGAACAAGTCTCCTTCACGAGAACAGCAGGCGAAGTTGTTGGAGGAAGCAAATGCTACTAGTAAGAACACGAAGGACGTGGCGAACTCAACTAGTCGAGGAGATCAGCCGGGATCATTTTACACGCATGATACGACAGCAGAGGGATTACTTGGAGGTATTCTCGGGGTATTGAGGGAGCTTACGGTAGGCATGTTGGATTCAGCGTTTACATCAAAATCAAAAGATGCAGGAGTAGTTGGAAAGAGATTGGACGATGTTATTGCTGGGGCAGCTAAGACAGCGGCATCGGTAAAGGCGACTACGACACAAAAAGAGGATACGACTGCCGGTGTAGAGACAATTAAGAAGAATTCTGAAAAGGTGGCTGGTCTGGAAGATGCTATAAGGATTCGGGAAAATGAGAATCCGATAGCAACAGGTGTTGAAGACCATAACAGGGTTCGGGCAGGCAGACCAATGACGGCAGATGGGGCCAATAAGGCATACATGGAGGCTTACCAGAAGTTTGGGGAAGGCTCTAAGGAAGTTGAAGCTGCAAGGAAGGACTATGAGATTGCTTCAAGCAATTCAGTGGAGGCGAATAAGGCATCAGTGGGTGAGAATAGGGCTAGCCCAGTTTCGGCTGCGAAAAAAGCCAGAAATATGTCTAAAATGGTTGGGATTGGTGGTCGTTCAAGTTTGATGGGTACAATGCTTGGTGGGATGAGGACTGGAATAAAAGAGATGGGTGGTTTGGGGAACACCAAAGAGATGAGTGGTTTGGGCAGCATGAAAGAGATGCGTGGTTTGAAGCCTCTTGGTGGTGTGACGAAGCAGGGTGGAAACACATCGGGTGGGGTTAAGACGGTTGGCGGTGCGACTGCAACTGGACTTGGCATGACTAAGGCGGGATATGCAGCGAATACCGCAGGTGGGGATACAATGGCTAGTAGGGCTGCGGGAACGGAAGTAGCACCACCGTCAGTTGGTATGACAGCAGCAAGGGCTCCTGGTGGTTCTACAGGAGGTGGCGGGATAGAGGCTGGGTCGAGTATCACTGTAAAAGGAGAGATGATGGTCAAGTTTGACAACAAAATGTTCCAGCAGCAGATGACGGCTGTAGTATTGACCATCATGAACAATAGTCAGGCGCAGAAGCAGATTCAAAACGCCGTCTTGAAGAAGTCTTGATATGAGTAACCCAGTAGTAACATTTACGAACAGCATTGATGAGCCGTCTGATCCTCAAACGGTTCGCAAGACGTACACTATGAAGGTGTTTGATTCGATCAACTTCTTCCTCTATAACGAAGGAGAGGATTCCTCTAATTTCACTCCAGGGGATATGGGAATGGAGTTTTATCTGTGGTATCGTGTAAGTGGCGCACAAGGTCCACAAGGGTTTACCCAGAAGCCAAATTTTATAACGGATACTAGTTGGACAAGTATGAAGGCGGCTCCTTCAGGATTCATTACTCCGAATAAGTCGGTTATGCCCAAACTTCTTGGTCCATCGACGCTTCTGGTCGATAATGGATTAAGAACAACAGTAGGAGTGTTTCAAGCATTGCGTTGGGATGCTGTAACGAGTACTTGGTATGACGGATTTAACTGGAATATGGACAAGTTTAACAATTTGTCTATTCCTTCTGATAAATGGTTTAAGTTTGGACAAGTAGGTTCTACCTTCGGTGCTCAATATGTTTCAATCAAGGCCAAGGATGATAATCTTGGCACCAATAAGATGGAGATGTATTTGGAAAGTCCTAACCCTCCTTTAATCCCAGGTGATTGGGATAATACGACTTTGGTAGTGGGAGGGGCTTTCACATTAATGTTGAACATTGTAGGAATCACTCCTGGGAAGGCAGGAGCAACGAATACAGATTTGAGCCGGTGGAAGATTACGATCAAGTTCGGCGACGTAACGATGACGATTGCTGATGCTAGTACGATGAATGTCAATATTGCAGGGGATGGTCCTCTTGGTAATGACACAATGGTAAATTTGGCAGAAGGTGCGGCTAAGGAAGGGCCACCGCAACAGAGTTTTATTGCAGATAAGCCTCCTTTACTTATCAATGTGATTCCGTGTTGGAATGGGGTTATCGTATCTACGGGGCAGCAGGAAACTCGTGAAGTCGTTAGGTCTGCGCCAACATTCTGTCGCAAGTTGAAGAATTCATCGATCCAAATGGCTCCTTATTCCACATGGTTTGACCCTATGAACCCGGCAGATGTTGAGGTTGGAACGGATTCGGGGGCGGTAATTGTGGATTTCGGAACACGGATGGATGTGGTTGCTGAAAATTGTAGATTTGAGATCGCTTATTTGCCCAAATTTTTCGTAAAGGCTATGGCGTTTGATGGATGGTTATTGCTGTCAAAAGATACGGATGACATTACTTATGATTACAACATCTACACTATTTACACCTATAATGACGATAGTGATTGGGTAGTTGCCCTACCGACGGTTACTGACTCGGGGACAGCAGGAACGCCTGACAATAGTTCTTATTTCTATATTCCTTGGTCTATGGCGACTACTTCTGAGAAGCATAAAAGGTATGCAGGTGAAATCTTTGCATACATCTTGGAAACAAAGGAGACTAGGACAACTAGCATCAAAAATGGGAATGGCAATTTTGACATAACATGGTCCGGCGGAACAGCAGGAGATTCTGAAGTTACTGATGATACTGATTGGGAGAAGTATATCAAGAATGTCAGTGTTACTATTGGATTAGATGGTTCGAGTGGTACGATGACGGTAGATAAGTATGGTGTGGCTGGACAGGACGCTATTGCAGATCAGAGTATTGGAGCCGTTGTTCTTGAAGTTACGGGCGGAATCAGCACAAAGGAAGGAACGATTTTCAAGGGACTTGGGATGGGGATATCGAATGCAGAAACTTCGGGAGACTCAGTCTGGACAGTTCCGCTGCTAGGATTAGAGAAGAAGCTTGAAGATATAGCTCTCATCAATCCGCCATATATGGATGGAGAAACTTTAGCTACGGCATTGGATTACTTGTGTCGTAGTGCAGGTATAATACATGATATGTCGGCAGCAGATGGAACAGTAACCCTTTCAGCTTCGGAGGAAATAAATACAGCAAGATTTGATTGGAAATCAGGAACATCTATCAAGACTGCATTGGACGATGTAATGGGCGATACGAAACATGTGTATGTTGTCAGAGATGGTAAAATCTTCTTTTACGAATTAGGGACAGATGGACTTCCAACTACGTTGGGAGATGATCAGTCTACGGGATATGATTTTACCAACATGGTGGCGATAGATAAGACTCCGGATTTTGATGATCTTCGTAACTATGTCGTTGCAATGGCAATGCAGAAAGTTCCTGAAGGACAAGGAACGGAAATCCAACAAGTTCCAACATGGCCAATGATCGAAACCAGAACGAAGACAACGACACCGGATGTTCCATGGGCCAAATGTATGGTTGCAGTATATTCTGGCTTATTGGACCCTGCGACTCTAGCAGATATTGCAGATAAGTTGGATAATCAAACTTCCACTTACGAATTAAGTGGAAGGATTACAATTCCTGGGAATGCGGAGATCAAGCCGTATGACCAGTGGGGCACTGACTATGTGATTATGTCTGTGACACACAATGTAGATCTTGACGCGAAGACGTGGACGACGGATTTGGAATTTATGAGGAAAGCGTTGTAATATGAAAATGGCAGTACAATGGTTTGCAAAACATACTCAGCAGGCGGTTATGGCTAGGACTTCTGTTTTGCCAGTAATTGCAAGGACAGGTCCGTCTAATAGGAAGTCATCTTCTCCCATAAAGACGAAGAAAAATGGAGAAGGTGTCTTTATTGTGGGGCAATCAGAGGTCGGCGGAGATCATCGAGTAGGAGGAACACCATGAATAAGAACATGTATAAGCAGACAACCAAATATTTCGGGATTCCCGTTCCTGGGTGGGGAGATGGCATTTGGCCAGAGATTGAACTACTGAAGTGGCAGATGATTGAAAATATGCTCATGGCAGCAATGCGTGGGAATGTTAATGCGGTATTCCGTGAAGGTGATATGCAGTTGAAACGAGAAACTAATGGCACATTTTCAGCACTGCTAACATCGGCAGGGAATGAGCCGTCCATTCAGGGTTCTGTGGGCGGGGCTTACTTCGATCCATCTAAATCAGTGATATGGACAGGCTTAGAGGCTGGATCGTCGTACTACTTGTACATTAAGGGTTCAGAAAATACCTTTCAGGATGCAACGGCGGTTATTCCGATTGCGTCACAAACGAGGTTGAATACAAAGTATGCGACACTCGTAGCCAAGGCGGATTTGACGGGAGACAAGTATACAATCGACCGAAACCCACCCGGAAAAGTTAATGCTAGAGACTTGGCACAGCATGTTCTTGACTATGATAACCCTCACGGTGATAAGATAGTTCAGGACGAATTACTCGTTAGGAATCATCTGGCGATAGGAGATGATAACGATGCAGACTTGGAACTCAATGTGAATGGGGTTGCCCACCACTTTCCAGTGTCAAAATTGGTATCAGTTCTATCGAGGACGATTTTGGATTTCACCTCTGAAGGCTTGGAGGGGAAGATATTGACAGGAACTGGCAAAGTGGTATTTGCAAATGTTGTACGAACGACTTATGATGTTGGGGTGGTTGCAGGAGAGATCATAATCGGATTCTACGGAATTGACCCAGATGTTAAGTCTCCAAATCAAATCATAGTTCGCAACAATGGCGGTGTTGGCATTGCGATGCGGGCGATGATTTCAAGCGAGTAAATCATGTCGGATTGGACCAGTTACGAAAAAGAGCGATTCTATCATATCGCTCGACAAGCAGAAATCGTGGTCATCAAGGACCGTGATGTCATCGCGTTTATCCCCGAAGCCATAGGGCTTGCAGCTACACAGGGGATTGATCTTTATCGTAAAAGTGATGAGACATATTCCATGTGGAAGTCTACTCCGCCTGTTGCAGTAGAAGCTTCCGAAAGATTGCTTTGTTGGACTAGAGTTTCAGGAACAGAGATGGTGTCGGGTTATAGATGGGTTCCTTATATTACTTCCGACAACCCGGACACTACAAAGATATTGCCATTGCGGGAAGTGTTTTCCCCACGAGTAACCTATGACAGAACTAGCAATATGTTACATCTGTGGTTCTGGACGAATGTCAAATGGGATTACACGGGAACGGAATATTCCGAGGACAATATTTTCAAGATTGGGTACAAAGACTACAAAAGCTTTTTTGACAATGCCGCTAACAAGATGACGTGTAAACGAGTCTTGTGTTATGCGGTAGGACAGTTTGGAAATTACTGGATAAAGGGCGGATTGATTGATGGTTATCAAGGATTTTTGGGGCTACAAGGTGTCCAGAATGATCAGTATGACATTATTCCTGTTTTCACTCGACCGACGATCATTACAAATTTTTCGGTAACGAGTTTGGATGACGCTCCCGGACTTATTACTGATGGATGGTACGAGATTCAGGGTATCCAAAGTGGCTTTCAAGGATTCCAAGGCTTTCAGGGATTTCAAGGCTTTCAGGGTTTTCAGGGCTTTCAAGGATTTCAGGGTTTTCAGGGATTTCAAGGATTTCAGGGATTTCAAGGATTTCAGGGATTTCAAGGATTTCAGGGATTTCAAGGCTTTCAGGGCTTTCAAGGATTTCAGGGGTATCAGGGTTTTCAAGGATTCCAAGGCTTTCAGGGATTTCAAGGATTTCAGGGTTTTCAGGGATTTCAAGGCTTTCAGGGTTTTCAGGGATTTCAAGGCTTTCAGGGTTTTCAGGGATTTCAAGGCTTTCAGGGTTTTCAGGGTTTTCAGGGATTTCAAGGCTTTCAGGGTTTTCAGGGATTTCAAGGCTTTCAGGGTTTTCAGGGATTTCAAGGCTTTCAGGGTTTTCAGGGATTTCAAGGCTTTCAGGGTTTTCAGGGATTTCAAGGCTTTCAGGGTTTTCAGGGGTATCAGGGCTTTCAAGGATTTCAGGGGTATCAGGGATTTCAAGGCTTTCAGGGATTTCAAGGCTTTCAGGGTTTTCAGGGATTTCGAGGCTTTCAGGGTTTTCAGGGATTTCAAGGATTTCAAGGTTTTCAGGGCTTTCAAGGCTTTCAGGGTTTTCAGGGATTTCAAGGATTTCAAGGTTTTCAGGGCTTTCAAGGCTTTCAGGGTTTTCAGGGGTATCAGGGTTTTCAGGGGTATCAGGGCTTTCAAGGATTTCAGGGGTATCAGGGTTTTCAGGGGCTTCAAGGATTTCAGGGTTTTCAGGGGCTTCAAGGATTTCAGGGTTTTCAGGGGCTTCAGGGTTTTCAAGGGTTTCAGGGTTTTCAAGGAAATCAGGGATTTCAGGGGAATCAGGGTTTCCAAGGGAATCAAGGATTTCAGGGGAATCAGGGATTTCAGGGGAATCAAGGTTGGCAGGGCAATCAGGGATTTCAGGGGAATCAAGGTTGTCCGGCGTGCATGACTGCCAGCGATATCTATCTACCAACATCAGGGTCGGGGTATGCATACCCCGACGTGAATAGTGATTGTTGGTCAGCAGGAGAGATAATTTGCATATCGGTTAGTGGGAAAGTAGATCAAGGCACCATCTCGTACATTAATGAGGGTTCTATTCGATTTACACTTGATACTAATCCTTCGACGGGGGGGTACTATTCAAATGGAACCATATGTCATGGTGGTTGTGCTATCGGAATGCAGGGTTTTCAAGGAAATCAGGGATTTCAAGGCAATCAGGGATTTCAAGGGAATCAGGGATTTCAGGGGAATCAGGGATTTCAGGGAAATCAGGGAAATCAGGGAAATCAGGGCAATCAGGGCAATCAGGGAAATCAGGGAAATCAAGGGAATCAAGGGAATCAAGGGAATCAAGGGAATATGGGGTGGCAAGGTCCGCAAGGTTTTCAGGGATTTCAAGGGAATCAAGGATTTCAAGGGAATCAAGGAAATCAGGGATGTTCGGCGTGTGTTAAGGGTGAGTTCAATGATCAGGGATCAGGCAATATCTTTATCAGGGTCTTTACACCTGATTCGGCAGATTGTTTCATTACTGGAGAAACGATTTGTATTTCTGATAATAGTAGTGGAGTAGTTTTATGTTCCGCAACAGTTACCAGCATTTATTTGGAGAACAACGGTTTCTACGGCAATAATACTAATCCTTCGACGGGGGGGTACTATTCAAATGTAACTGTATGTCATGGTGGTTGTGCTATCGGGAATCAGGGATTTCAGGGGAATCAGGGATTTCAGGGGAATCAGGGGAATCAGGGATTTCAGGGCAATCAGGGATTTCAAGGGAATCAAGGGATACAAGGGAATCAAGGTATTCAGGGATTTCAAGGATTTGCAGGATGTGCGGCATGTGAGCAGACGCACAGCTCTTCTCAGGGCATCAGCATACCAACATCGGGGACTGGTAGTGCCCAGTTGGATTATACTCACAAAGATTGTTGGACTGTAGGAGAAACAATATGCGTATCGGTTAATGGGGGGGTATCATATCAATGTTCCCTTACGAGTAAGAGTGAGATTGGCGGGTTTGATATCTATTTTACACCTAATACTTATCCTTCTGTCGCCATAAGCAATGCTGGTGGAATGGTATGTCATGGTGAATGTGTAACCCAAGGACTTCAGGGATTTCAGGGGAATCAAGGTTGGCAAGGGAATCAAGGATTTCAGGGGAATCAGGGCTGGCAAGGAAATCAAGGTTTCCAAGGAAATCAGGGATTTCAGGGGAATCAGGGTTTCCAAGGGAATCAAGGCTGGCAAGGGAATCAAGGATTTCAGGGGAATCAAGGCTGGCAAGGGATACAGGGGCTACAGGGATTTCAGGGCTGGCAAGGAATACAGGGTCCGCAAGGGATACAGGGGATACAGGGGCTACAGGGATTTCAGGGCTGGCACGGAATACAGGGAAATCAAGGGCCACAAGGGTACCAAGGCCCTGAGATGACATTTGCAACGATTGGAACACCTGTGTATATTCTTGGCAAGGATGCGGGCGGGAACATAGGATGGGTTGCAGTACAGACATTTACATGTCCATAGTGGGAGTTTATTAGATGGCTGGACCATATTTTATATTTTCCAATTCAAGCTTTCCGGTACAGGGCGGCGTTCCCGTGTTAATAACTCAGGCAGAATTCGAGGCTTGTTGTTGCGGAGCAAGGGGCGTGTCTCCAAATGTCCGATCTTTACAATTACCACGCATTGAAAAGGGGAAAGCATCTAGGACTCCCCCTGTTGCATGTTGTGGTGGAAAGATTACAGAAGCAGGAGAGTGAGTGATGCCAATCGTACTTTTTGATGCATCGAAGTTGCACCCTGACGATTTAACGGGGATACTTCAATATGAGACGCAGTTGTGTGGAATTGTGAACAATTATCCCGTAGGGAGGTCTGCCGTGCCTTATGAACCAATGGACATCTATGCTAATAACGACCGGACTCTTCGTGTATACATAAAGACGCCGGAACTAAACATTGTGAATTTGACTGGTGCGCAAGGACTTCTGTCAGTAAAGACAGACAAGGATGCCACTTCGCCGGTAATAACGAAGTCTACGGACATCGGGTCAGAGGGAGCCATTGGATCGCCGGATCAAGGTGAGATGTTTTTCTACCTTGTTCCTTTGGATACTGCGTCGTTGTCTATTAGACAGTATGTCTATGATGTTAAGGTGACTTTGACGACGGGGAAGAAGTATACAGTACTGGAAGGTGTCATTAATTTGCTTGAACCAGTAGGATAATTCCACAAGACCTGACGCATTGGTATATAATGAGGTGGTATTGCTGGAGGTCTATGTGGCTTTTGTAAGTATTGATTTGTCGAATTCTTTGGTTGTGCATGATGCCTACGAGCAAAGGACGGCTATTGCCGATCTTGGTGGGTATTGGGACGCCCAAAACAAGGCTTGGCGTATCGTATTCACGATTGCCAATTTGGAAGCACTCCTTGACGCTATTCCCGACATTTCAACATCGGAAGACTTGGCTGTAAAGGTCAAGGATCAGATGGATAAGGAAGCCAAGCTGGAAAAACTTCGGGTGATGTCAAAGCAGGATACGCAGGTGTGTCTGCGTATTCCGGGTATGAAGCTTTCACTATACAACTACCAGCGGCTTGGCGTTATGTATGCGGCAACTAATCGTGTAGGACTATTGCTGGCGGATGAAATGGGACTAGGGAAAGGGACAACCATTGATAGCCAAGTATTTACGACTTTTGGAAAGGTTAGAATCGGATCGTTGAAGGTGGGCGACGAGGTAGTAGGCAAGGATGGAAAACCTCATAACGTGATTGGAGTTTACCCCCAGGGAATGCGAGAAGTTTACCGTGTGTGGTTCAACGATGGGTTCTATCTTGACGTGGACAGTTCTCACTTATGGGAAGTAAGGTCTAACAACCAGCACAGCAAGGTGAGGAAAACGTCTGGGGTCGTCCTTTCGATGGAACAACTTCTGGACAAGGACGGTGTTGCGGAACGTGTCGGTGAAGGAAGGAATAGCGGTAAGACCTACAAGTTCAAAACCTACTACAAGAAAACGAACGGGAACAACTCATGGGGAATACCGATGGTTGACCCCATCCAGTTCGTACACCGCACCATAGACATAGACCCGTACCTCCTCGGAGTCTGGCTTGGCGATGGACATATTATGAAAACAGGGTATGTAAACCTAGTAATGCTAAAGGCAGACCTTGCTGATATGAATGTTGGAGGCAAGATTGGAAGAGTAGACGCATCACACATGGAAGCTCGTCTTTTCAATACACATAAACAGGAGTTGGTCAATCTTGGTTTGAACGGAAAGAGAGCTTGGGAGAAGTTTATACCTGATGACTATAAATACAATTCCGAAGAAGTTAGACTTGCGGTGATTCAAGGATTGATGGACACAGACGGACACGCATCGGATTGTGCGACCGAGTATTCGACCAGTTCTAAGCAGTTGTGCGACGATGTGGTTGAGATTGTGCAGACGCTTGGTGGTATCGCAAGGGTCAGGTCCAGGATTCCACGTTACTGGTATAAGGGAGTAAAGAAGACGGGAAGGACGAGTTACAGTGTCAATATCAAGTTGCCTCCTAGTATTGTTCCGTTCCGTCTACCAAGAAAGGTTGTGGACTATGATAAGTGTGACAAGTATAGTCCCGAGCGATACATTTGTAATATAGAAAAACTCGCAGAAAAGAAAGAAACGGTTTGCATCTCAGTCGATGCTCCTGACAATCTTTATGTCACGGAACATTGTATCGTTACCCACAACACCCTCCAGGCCATTGGTACAGCAATGTTCTTAAAGGCTTCGGATGGGGCGAAGAAGGCACTTATTGTTACGCCAGCATCACTCAAGTTTAACTGGCCATTGGAGATCGAGAAGTTTACAGATGAGAAGTACGTGGTCATTGATGGTACGCCGGATGAGAGAGTTGCGCAATGGCTTCGGGATGATGTGTTTTTCTATGTCGTCAATTTCGAGCTGTTACTGGAAGATTTGTTTGGAGGCAGGAAGTTCAGGGAGAAGAAGGGTGAGTCCGATGAGGACAGGCAGAGAAGGTTGGACAGGCATGAAAAGATTTCTACTAAAGCGAAACAGAGGCGGGGGATACTGACGACAGTTAGGAATAGGGTATGGGATGTAATAGCGGTGGATGAATGTTTTCCGTATGGAACGATGATCGAAACGGATAAAGGACGGATGAGTATTGGAGATGTCGTATCTCAAAAATTGCCAGTGTCCGTTTTGTCTTGTGATTTTTCAAGGAATGTGTCATCGTATCGACGTGTTGTTAGATGGATGGAAAAATCTATGTCTGGACACCTCGTGGAGGTGACGCATGAAAGAGGAAGTTTTGTCTGTACTTGGAATCACAAAATCTGGACAGATGAATGGGGATATATCAAAGCGGGTGAAGCCACGAAGTATGGTGAAGCGCATTTGCGAGTTTTGCCATCACGAGTTCGATGCACCTCGCAAGGGGAAGTCAACACCGAGATTTTGTTCGGTGGTTTGTTCCGGAAGATTCAGACAGATGTGTCAGGACACCGTGGCGAAACAAGTGGCAGCAAGAACGATGCCAAAGATAGTGTTCAATTGTATGGAATGCGGTCGAGAGTTTGTGGTCAGGACGACAAAAGAGCAGGAGAGGAGATTTTGTTCGAGGAGGTGTGTGGCGATCTGGAGGTCAAAAACAGAGGATCGGAAAGACAGAATGTTGAAGATGCAGGTGGCCTGCGGGTTAGTAACGAAGGGAAAGCCGAATCTGAGATTCTCCAAGTTTATGACAGAGAAGAATCAAGACCCGGTATTCCGACAGAAGGTGATGGAGGGGGCAGCAAAGTGGAGGGAGACACATCCATCATTTCTTGTGAGGGGCGGGAAACCATTCATAACGAAGCCGCAGAGATTGTTGGCGGAAGCTCTTGGAGAAGAATGGGAGATGGAATACAAGGTCTCCGACAAGAGAATGGCAGATGTGTTGGTGAGTCCACCTCGGTTCTATCAGATAGACATTGCAAATGTGGGAATGAAGATTGCTGTAGAGGTGGACGGAAGAACCCACAGGATGACGAAGTGGAAGATAATCGATGCTCGGAAGGAGAAGGCTTTGTCTTATCTCGGTTGGAAAGTATTAAGGTTCTGGAACGAAGAGATTTTGAAAGACTTGGACTTGGTAGTCCGGAAAATCTCCGAGTCTATAATCTCGAAGTAGAAGCTGATACGGACGACGATCATTGTTATGTTGCTGATGGTGTCCTAGTTTCTAATTGTCAAGCACTCAAGCATCATTCGTCCACCCGGACTCAGAATGTGCTGAACTTAAAGGCCAAGTGTCGTATGGCTTTAACAGGGACTCCGATGGATGGAAGGCTTGAGGAATTGCACAGTTTGATGCAGTTTGTGGCTCCCGGACTTCTCATGTCCAAGACTCGGTTTTTTCAGAGGCATGTTGAGACGGACTTTTGGGGTAGGGTGACTGGGTACAAGAGAATGGGAGAGGTATCTCAGAAGATTCAACAGTTCTTTCTTCGCAGGTTGAAGAGGGACGTTTTGAAGGACTTACCGGACAAGGTTTATGAGAATCGGCTAGTGTCCTTGACGGCTGAAGAACACAAAATTTACAAGGCTCTGGCGGAGCAAGGGCATGAGGCGACAGAAGATGTTTTGGCAGTAGTTTCAGTTATTCGTTGTAAGCAGTTTTGTAATTATCCTCAGATGGTGGATGCGTCGTGTACGACAACGTCAAAGATGGATTCCTTCAGAGAGGTTCTGGATGAGGTTGTGGTCCAGAATGGTCATAAAGCATTGGTGTTCAGTCAATACAAAGAAATGCTGAATATCCTTGTCCCTGAATTGGAGAAGATGGGTATAAAGTACATGAGGATCGACGGAGACACTCCTCCAATAGAGCGGGCTTCGATGCAGAAGAAGTTCAATGAGGATAAAAGTCTTGATGTGATGATTGGAACTGAGGCTATGTCAACAGGGCTGAATTTCCAGTCAGCGGATTATGTTATCAACTATGATGACAATTGGTCTCCGGCTATTATGGCGCAACGTGAAGATAGGTGTCACAGGAATGGGCAGAGGAATGTGGTTACGGTAGTGAACTTCATTTGTAGAGACACGATTGAAGAACGTATCCGTGGAGTCATCTACGCGAAGAACAGGGTTACGGCACAAGTCCTTGGAGATGAGACTGATGATATGGTCTTGAGAAGACTTGGTCCAAAAGATGTTTGTCAGTTGTTGTGAGGTATTTATGTCGAGCTTCCATGACACAGTAGAACTTGAACGTGCCTTTCTTCGTGCGGTTACGAGTGGCATCATTATGGCCCGTACCTACATAAATCAAGGCAGGGAGGAGATGTTCACATCCGATCCTCGAAGATTCATATTTGCCATAGCGGTTATGACTTTGAATGAGTCGAACTCTCTTTTATCTAAGCAGATATACGAATATGAGGTGAGTTCAAGACTGGGTGAAAATGATGCGGCAGACTTCATTGGCGAATGGAACATGATTGATGGGGTGGCGTCATATGATTCACCAGAGGTACTTTTGGCGAAGATTCGTGATGCGGAGATTGGCCGTAGGGCATTGAGGTTGTCTGAAAATGTTGTCGATATGCTGACAAAGGGCAATATCAAGGATGCCGTTTCATTTCTAAAGCGTGAGGCGATGATGATTGGTGGTGGTCCAAAGGATGACCGCCCGGTAATACCATTGTCAGACATTTCCATTCGACTGAAATTGTATCAGGATAGGAAGGAAAACCCGGAGAAGTACCAAGGATTGAAGATTGGATTCAAGACATTCGATCAGTGGACTGGTGGTTTGTTTCCTGGTGAGTTGACCCTGATTGCTGGCGTTACTGGATTGGGCAAATCGACTCTTTGTCGTTCGATTGCCAAGGGGATTGTGACGCTCAATGGGGCGAAGAATGTTCTTCATGTCGCTAATGAGGAATATCTGGAACAGGTTCAGTATAAATATGATGCCTTGTTTATGGGGATTCCGTATACAGACTTCAAGTATGCTAGACTTACGGACGATGCCTTGGACCGATGGCAGAAGCAGATGCAGAAGGGAATGCAGGAATCCGGGATGGGGCAGATTTTCACGAAGGAGGTTCCGGCGTTTACGGATGTGTCTTTGGTGGAGCAGCAATATCGTATCTTGGAGAATCGTGGGATACCTATTCATGCTATCATTATTGACCATCTTCCCCATGTGAAGCCGATTCAACAGTCGTGGGGAGAGAATGATGAGCGGTTTAAGGCGGCGGCAGATTGTAAGGAGTTGGCTCGTAGTCTTCGGGTGCCGGTAGTCACTCCTACTCAGGCGGCTACAGAGGTGGAGAAGAAACAGGCTAAGGGTCAGAGAGCCAGCAAGATGGATGTTTACGGGTCCAAGGGGCAAGTCCATGTAGCGAACACGTTTCTTATCATAACGTACAAGGGGACGGATGATACGCAACAGGATATACCCGACTATCTTCGGGATGTCTACTGGTTGTGTGATGCTAAGAAGAATCGTGATGGACCTCCGTTCTATTTCATGGCGAAGCATCAGGTAAAGGATGGTCAGGTAACAGAGATCGCTGATCCGAGCAAGAAACCCAGCAAGGAGGCCAAGGATGGGGTAGAAAAGGCTCTGAATGAGGCGGAAGGTACTGGTAAGCCTCCAGTGGCGAAGACGGCTTCTGTGGTTGATCAGACGCCTGTGGTTCTCAATACTGGTCTTAGGGACGCTCAAATGGACTATGTTGAGGCTATTGATGGTGGAGGGGACAATGAAGATGTTCCCTCAGTTTCTGGACAAGAGGTCCAGGGTATTGATTCGGTCATATCGGAAGCGGAGCAGGATACTGTAAAGGAAAGGCCAGAATCTGCGAATTCCGCACCGAAATCACTAATGGATAGAATTCGTGCCTCAAAGATTGCAATCCCCGGTGTATAATGGGGCAAGAAGTAATGCTATTGGGGCTTACGGAAATAATAAGGAGACTAGAATGACACAGGCAAGTGCAGAGCACGCATTGATACAGCATCAGGAAATCGGGACAGCATTTGAGAGCGTTTATTACGTTGAGAGTGCGTTCATCCGGCAGACGGTCCAGAAGAAGGATTTCACAGACTTGATTCTGAGGGACAGGTCAGGATCGCGGAATGTCAAGTACTGGGGACGAGTTGACGGGTTAGTAAAGGGGGAATACGTCTTTATTGCAGCCAATGTTGAGGAGTACATGGGTAATCCCAGCATTGTTGCGAAGAATATCGAGAGGGTGGACGTTCCTGACGACTTATCTGATTTCATTCCCGTCTACGATGATTCTGGTTCTAAGAACAATGCATCGAAGTTCGATGATATTCGGGCTGTGTTGTCGGAAATTGAGAAGGGTATTGGGGATACCACGGCTGGCCAGATTGTGGATGAGGTATACAAGAACTCTTCGTTCTTCGCCAGATTTGTTGTGGCACCTGGAAGTGGTCGTCCGCATTATGGTCGGCAGGGTGGTTTGCTCGCAAACACGGTTCGTGTGGCAATGGCAAGTCTTATCGGGGCTGAGTCGTATGGGCTGAACGATCAGGAGAAGGCAGTTCTTCTAGCTTCGGCTCTGTTGGCCAGAATTGGAGCCATTGAGTCGTTCGAGTTTAAGGATTGTATGCCCATTGTCACTAAGAAGGGCATACTGTTGGGGATCAACAACTTGACGATGAATCGGATAACGTCAGCATTGAAGAGGGCTGTTGCGACACTTAATAGTGAAAACAAGACGGTCAACAATGATACGATCATTCGTATTTTGCATGCCGTAGCATCGCATGATGGAATTTCTGTGAAGCCTATGACGAAAGAAGCGATGGTTCTTCATGCGGCATTTAAGACAGACTCCGAGATTGTGGATGCGATGGACTTCATTGAATCCGACAAGAATAAGACAGAAGAGTTCACGGCATGGGACTCGTCAATGGGTCGTAAGTATTACATAGGCGGCGTTCCGGCTTAGTCGCCAAAGTGGAGACAAACAATGGGTGATCTTTCCAAAGACTCTGCGGAAATGTTCGGAGGGTTTGATCCTGAAGAGCATGCCCTTATGACGATGGACGGATATGATGACTGCATTGTGGGTGTGGTTGAACAGTTCGGTAGACCACCCATTGTTTGTTACTCCAAGCCTATGGTGATTGCCAAACTGATGAAAGATGGTATGTCGGAAGAAGAGGCAGAAGAATTCTGGTCTTTCAATCAAATCGGGGCATATTGGGGTGAAAACACTCCATGCTTCTTGTCTCCGAATCCACTGGCAAGAACCTGATTCCTTTGAATGATTTGGTTCATGGTAGATATGGGACCTCATGGAAGCTGGAATCAGAGAGCGTAATAGGTACAAAGACATATCTTGGTTGATGCCTAGCATTGATTTAGACAAGGTCTTTGAACAGCTTGGTATTCTGGTGGATCATAAGTCTGGCGACCAGATCAGGGCATTCTGCCCGGATCATCATTTGTTTACTGGAAGGAAGTCGTCAGACGCAAATTGGACAATCAACACGGAAACTGGCGAGACGTTCTGTTTCACAGAGGCAAGAGGCAGCAACCTTGTTTTCACGATATGTCGTTTGCTCAAGAAGGAGCCGGATGATGCTGCAAAGTATTTGACAGGAAATTTGACGGGACCAGAATTTGAAGAATTGAAGATTTCGGCTGTCAAGATCAAGGCGTCAAAAATATGGAAGACGAAAGAGGAAGAGGATAGGAAGCAACCACCTATAAGGGGGTTGGATGCTATTGCCAAGGATGCTTTGGCTCCTAAGATGTCAGAACGTGCGTATCAGTTCTTCATTCATCCTCCGGGCAAGAAGTATCCTACGAATATCAGTCGTGAAACGGTAGATCGGTATCATGTGTTTGAAAGGACATGGGGATTTTATGCTAATCGTGTTGTCATTCCGTACTTTATGCGGAATGAGATTGTCGGATTTTGTGCCATAGACTTGCTGGGTAAAGAGGCGTGGGTTCAGGCACATCCAACACAGGACGATAAACAGTATCGTAAGGTTCGGTATCCAGAGAATTTCCAATCTACAGAGTGTTTGTTTGGTTTTGATGATTGTCCAAAGGGGGCGGAGTACATCATTGTCACGGAGGGTGCTCGTGAGGTGATGAAGCTAAATCAGGAAGGATTCCCGGCAGTAGCGATTTTGGGGGCGTATATCAGTCAGACTCATAGGACTTTGTTGTCGGAATTACATCCTAAGAGGATCATTTTGATGTTTGATGGAGATGATGCGGGTGTGGCGATTACGACTCGTGCGGCGAATGCTTTGACTGGTGGTGGGGTGTACTCAAAGGCGACGGTTCAGAAGTGTTTTGTACCGAGAGGGAGAGACCCGAAAACTTTGGACAGGGAGGCTCTCAAACTTCTCGTTGAAAAACCTTAAAATATGTATTGACGATGTTCGTTGCGAATGATAGTGTACACTTTGTTTTAGGCCATATTGGCCATATATGTCGATTTTCGACGAAAACAAGGAGGCGTATGATTGGGCAAACTGGGCAAAATTTAGGCATTTCTGTTCGCGACAAGATTCAAGCAATCAAATCTTCTGGTAAAAGTTCAGAACCTTATTCCTCTGCATCTGCAATCCTAGCGATTCGAGCAATCAGGAATGACGTACTTAAAGGTTCAAAACCTTGTTCTGTCATAGGTGTTACTGATCCACCTGTAGTCATTTCCGTTCGTGATAAGATTAAAGCAATCACTGCTGCTGGCAAAGGTTCAAAACCTTCTGATTTTCCTGTATGTGTTTCCATCATAGACGGTATTCGATCACTCACGAATACTGTGATCAAAGGGTCAAAACCTTGTGCTGTTGTACCTCCAACTGTCAATACGCATAAGGTTACTGTAGCTCCTCCAACTCCTCCAACTGTCAATACGCATAAGGTTCCAGATAGTCAGAAGCTTGAACTTGTTAAGCAACTTGGCAAGTCGAATGCGGACAATCTTGGGACTGTAATTGTTGCGACTCCATTGGCAGATGACGATAAGGATGTCGAACTAACGCGGGACCAGATGGCAGTAGCTGTGGCTCGTGATATGTCTGGAGTCAAACCTCTTTCAGAAAAGGATCGTATTCGGTACAACCGGATGTTGTATGATTCGATTCATGACTTGGTCTATCAGCGGGCGTCTCGATACCATACGACTTGTCCCGACGAGTCTGTTGATGACCTTTCGCAAGAGTGTATGTATCAACTTATGAGGAAACTACACGGATTCGATCCTAAGAGAGGTGCCTTCTCGACTTGGTCGTGGCATGTCTGCAAGGCAACGTTGAATAGGAAGTATCGAAAAGGCAAGCGAGATAGAAACGTCATTGTGAGTGGCCATTTTGTGAATGAAGATGGTGAAAGCACGCTGGAGAACAATCCTAAGCAACTTATTGAGGGTGTACAGACACACGAATGCCCTGGAGTTCTGGCATCAGAGATGATGACTGCTGTAAGGGAGTTAGTTGAAAAACACCCTAGGGAGAAGCATCTTCTCTTAGAGATATTCGGAAACCCAGATTCGGAAGATTTTGTTATGCCGAGCTATGTCTGTGTGGCAAAATCTGCAAAGGCTGTTGGGATGAAATACAGTCAGGCTCAGTTCTTTTTCAAAAAGGTAGTCCGACCGTTCATGTGGAGTAAGTTTATGGGGGGTGATAATGACAACGACATTGTGGACTAAACATCAGTACGCCAGATGTTATGGACACTGGGTCGTATCTGATCCAGAATGTGTCAAGTGTGCTCTCTCGGATGGTTGTGAGAAGAGGACAAAGGCTAAGGTTTCGGAAGTTGATCACGCGAAAGAAGTGGAAGTTGACAGTGGTCCAGAAGATGTAAAGACGGTTTTGCCTCTCGATTATTTACTTCAGAGTCTTGGGGGAAAGTTCGATCAAGAGACAGAAGAGAAGGAGAAGGAGCGGGCGACAATTCACAAGTTTCATGATGTTAAGACCAAAAAGGCTATGATTGCTGTAATTGTTGGATCTTCTGGGAGAGTCAAGATCGTCTCTGTTCCTAGGAACATTTCCAAGGTGTTAGAAGGAATAGATAGCATTGAACAGGTTGAGTTGGTTTTGGCGGAGATATTGTGAATACTATTGACTATCCTTGGTATCACCCTCCTTTCCCGGAGTATAATGAGGCACAGACGGCTGTTATACCTTTCATAGACAAGGACTTGAACTTGGTAATCTCTTTTGCTACAGCGGTAGGTAAGACAGTTCTGGCAGAGTGTTGTTTCGGTTATCACTTGGCAAATAGAGAGGACTGTAGGGTGGCATACATTTGTCCGTTCAAGAGTCTGGCATCGGAAAAGTTCAAGGCTTGGACGGATGACTCGCAACTCGGGCAATATGGAGTTGTGCTATGGTCTAGCGATAGTAATGATGATAGAAGGGATGGAAGACTGATTGTATCTACGCTGGAATCATTCGATATGAAGACTCGGTCAAAGGGATGGGATGATTGGATTAGCAGTTTTGATGTGGTCGTTTTTGACGAAGCACATATTATCGGTGATGAATCGAGAGGCGGGGCAATGGAGGCAGCAGCCATTAGGCTGGCAGATAAAAATCCAAAGGCGAGGATTGTTTTCTTATCAGCGACAATGGGGAATGCCGGAGATTTAGCAAAGTGGGTCAAGACGCTTAATGGTAAAAACACGAAGTGTATTACGAGTTCATGGAGGCCGACGAAGGTACGAACGGAATACCATATCGTGGATGGTCACGACGAGAAGACAGCCAAGGCCGTGGAGCTGGCAACACAATCTGCATTCCAGAAGACATTGGTGTTTGTGCATTCTAAGGTGACTGGTGGTAAAATAGTCAAGAGTTTGAGATCATCAGGAGTTCGATCCGTATTCCACAATGCCTCCTTATCGGCGGCAAAGAGGAGAAAGATCGAGGAGGCATTTAACAACCCAACATCGGGACTAAACGTTTGTGTGAGTACATCGACGTTGGGTGCCGGGGTCAATATGGGGAATTGACTCGTTTTCATAATTTAGGAGGATGACGTGGATAAGACAGCGCAGCTTACAGCATTGAAGGCAGAATGTTTGGCGTGTCGGCGTTGTGAGATCGGTGGACAGATGATTGGAGATAAGTTCTTGGGGAATGTGTTCTCCAATATGAACTGTACGGCAGAGTACATGGTTGTAGGGCAGAACCCCGGCAAGGAGGAGACGGAGAGGGAAGAGCCGTTCGTTGGTATTTCAGGAAAGATGTTCGACCAGCTTGTTGAAGAAATCCTTGGCATGAAGCGATCTATGTTCTACATCTCCAATACCGTTCATTGCTACACTCCTGGCAATAGGAAGCCAACAATGGGAGAGGTGTATAACTGCAAGTATTTTATGGATTTGGAAGTTAGGGCTCTCAATCCCAAGGTGGTTATATCCCTTGGAGGTCCGGCATTTGAGCAGTTGACGGGGATACATGGAATTATGAAGCATCATGGTAACCCGGCATTCTCTCCACGGTATAAGGTACCTGTGTTTCCATTGTTGCATCCTAGTCCGATCAACCTGAATGACCCGGCGAAGCTGGAGTTGTTTGTAGCTGACTTGGTTAAGTTGGAGGAGTTCATCAAGAAAGGGTGTGTGATGTGAGATTCAAGGACTCCCTTCATCTGTACCAAGATGTTGAAGACTTCTTAGGAGACATGCGTGATGGAACATTGAAGGAAGGGTTCATATTTTCACAAGAAGTGTGGAATGGATTGATGGAAAAGGTAAATACCGATCCGGTATTCGCGGGCGACATTATTGACAATGGGATCTTATTGCTCATGGCGGCTGATTCCAAGTCAGAGATTGATGGATTGATGGTACTGGCAGAGGTATGTCGTGAAAATACTGTAAAGACAGGTGATTGATGTCAGATGTGGTTATAGTGGTAGGGACTAAGCGTGGTAAGGAGAATGTCTCCACGATAGAACTCAAGCAGATGGTGGGTCGGGCTGGTAGGAAGCATGGTGGTGAAACGGCATTGGCTCATGTTCTGGTAGAGGATGATCGAGTCGCTGAAGTTCAAGATGGCCTAGACCATGGCACCAATATGGAAGTTCATTCCACATTTGGGGCAGGAGACCGATTGATTTTCCATTTGATGCCAGAGATAGTATCGGGAAGGGTTGTGAATGCAGCTACGGCACATAAGTGGTATTCCAGAAGTTTGGCGTCTTATCAGGGTGACAATGTTGACTTCTTAAGGCTCTTTGACAAGATGAGTAAGATGGGGGCGGTAGAGTTGGAGTCTTCCGACGAGGTCCGTCCGACTAAGATTGGAAAGATTGCATCTGATTTGTATTTTCATCCGGGAGATGTTCAAGCTTGGAAGGACAATTTCACCAAGTTGTTTGAGATGGGATTGGAGAATGATAATGCGGCGATAGCCTGGGCATTAGGAACGAGGACACATACGAAGTGTTATGGGGATTTTGGGGATTCGAGGTTCATCATTGGAGAATGTAAGAGTGCTTTGCCATTGGGATTAGAGATGGAGGCTGGAACGGTTACGCAGGTTGTGTTGTGGTGGTGCGCTATGGGTGGGCCTCCTGCTGGTAAAATGAGAAACCAGATGCTTACACTCCGGGAAGACATTGGAAGGATCAAGAGGGCATTGGTGAGGATTGACCGGGAAGAGGCTGGATGGAATAGGGGCAGTTTCTTTGACGATGTTGAGTTAATGGTTAGTAAGGGGATAGGCGTCAACTTGATTGATTTATGCAAACTTCCCGGAATTACGAAAGGAAGAGCGGATTTCTTGTATAATGCAGGAGCAAGGGGTGCCGACAGTATTGCAGACATTATCCAGAACATAGAGGACGATATTGACGAACCTTTTAGAATGGCATTGAAGGAGATAGCAAGTGGGATTCGCAAACAGAGCCGTTGAAGTATGTCTTCGGGATTGGTCAGTTGGAAGGGTTGATGAAGGACATATCCGGGATGTCCTCAAATGCAGGAATGTGGATGTGAATGGGATGGAAGAATTTCTGAATGATAAATATCCTACGGAAATTCGATGGGCTGCGGCAAGGGTCTTGATGGATAAGGGTCAGGCGAAAGAGGTGGTTGCTGCGGCAATGTTGTCTCAGGACCGTGAATCCATATTGGCTTTGTTAAGTTTGATGGGGAGGAACAAGCAGGGAATAGAAGTTTTGGAAGGACTGGTCTCATCCGAGGATACAATGATTCGAGATGCGGCGGTTGAAATGTTTAGAAAGGCAGGAAAGGTGGATGCTATCTTTCCGCTGATCTTTGACAGAGATGACATTGTCGTAAAAAGGATTAAACGGTACATAGATGAAGCGGGACAGCGTTGATAGGCATGCAGTTCCAGAGGATCGTCTTGAGCGGTTCATGGGGCTGGTATATTCGCTGGTGGAGCCTTTTGGGATAGAAGAAGTCCCAGAAGTGTACCATTACATCGAATTGTTGGGTCAGGCGATTGAACGGCATATTGCGGAATCTAGGTTTACTGGCTCTCCACAAGGTCGTTTATCGGTAGATAGGCGCAAATTTATATCAATTTTCAAGAATAGGTATCTATCAACGACGGATTTGGAATACACACGAGCGATAACGGGTATTGATGGTAGGCTGATCAACCAACTGAATAAGGCATTGGGGGACAATGGTTTTGAGGTTGATGAGTATTTGACGTGGTTATTCGATAGTTTCCTATCGGAGAATCCCAAATTCAACCCTCCGTCTATCAAATTTGCGTGTAGTAACTTTGTGGTGGAGAAGTTCTTGTACGAGCATAAGGACAAGATCAAGCAGCGACGTGAGGATAAAATTCGTAAAAAGGAATCGATGGACCTGATAGCTCGGGCTAGGATACTGATTCGTCACTACCAAGATAATGCAGAAATGAAAAAAAATATCGTAGATGTGCTTAAAGGTTATCGTGACGGGGATATAATGTTGGAGAAGATGAGGTCTGAGATCGAGAGGATTGAAAAGTCTGTGCGGGAGTCGCAGGTTGAAAACATCAAGGTAGGAGATGGCGATGGGATTAACTGAGAATATTAGAACATCGATAGATGGTATGGGTCAGGTCGAACTATCAGGGATAAAGCTGGAGTCGGCTGATTCCAGACTTCTGGATGTAGGATCGCTTGATTTGGACAAGCATGTTGCGATGCAGCCATCGGCAATTGCCTATTTTGGGGCTATGAAGAAAGAGGCGGCTCGCAGGTTGGACATGCTTAAGAGAAACAAGGATCGCTGGGAGAAGAAACAGTGGGCTTTGGCTAAGGCTGCCGTCATTTCAGGGACCACAGCACAGTGGAAGCCTACTTTGGCAGACATTGAGGCTCGGTTCATTACCGATAATGAGCGTCAGATCGAGGATTGGGATGTCAAGATGGACAAGGCTCAAGAGGAATTGGACACTCTGGAAGCTTGGTATGAGGGTTGGCGTCAAAAGTCGTTTGCATTAACTTCACACGTCTCCATCGATGAAGATGAGCGGAGGAGTGGAAGTGGATCAATGAAGGGAGGTGACAATAACGGGAACGGGAACGGGAATAGTACGATTCGGTCGGGTGGCATCGGAGAAAAACCACTTCCGAGTGATAAACTTCGAGAGATCCGGGATATAATGAAACGTAGGAGAGGTTTGGCTTGAACTGGACCGTGTGGTCTGGCGAGTCAGAAAAAAGTGAACCTGGGGCAAAAAAGGCAACTAGGTAAACAAGGCAAATAGGAGAACTAGAATGAGCGTGTTGGAGAAATTGGCAAGGGTACAGGCGGCTCGTCCGCAGGGCGGGAACTTCGCGAAGGTTAAGGGCATTTACCACCAGTGGAAATCTGGGCCGAATCGTATTCGGCTGGCTGGTGAATTTACGGAGGTGCGGACGCATTATATTGCTCCGACAAATACCTCGAAACGAAAGGATCGTGGGTTGTGCATGCCTACCGCATTCCAAGGGGATGATAAGCTTCCCCAAGTCATTAACTGTCCGAATTGGGATATTGCTTTGGAACGTCCCAAGAAGGAAAAGACTTGTCCTATCTGCAAGTTGAATGAAGTGGCAAGGGCTTTCCTCAAGGGTGTGAAGGCTCTGACTGCGGATGAGAAGACCTTCTTCGATGGTCTGAAGCAGTCGACTCGTGCTACTTCTGCTCTCAAATGGAATGTCATTGATCGTGATGACCCGTTTGTGGAAGTGGAAAACAACGGCAAAGCTGAAAAGGTTCTTGGGTACAAGATTGCCTCTATCGGTCCAGAAGCGACCACAGACATTATGGGTATCTTTACCCAGGTGGGGTATGATATTCAGGACCCTGAACGTGGTATCGATATCGAGGTAACTCGGGACGATAAGGGACAGAGGACAACCTATTCGGCTAGGGCTGTAATCGAAGGTACATCCCTTAAGGTGACTCCCTTCACGAAGGAGGAGAGGGCATTGGCTCTTAACGACCTGAAGGCTCGTTGCGGCAGACAGATTGCTGCCGAAAAGATCATGGATGCTTTGCACGAGGACCTGAAAGACATCGCCACATCTTACGGCGAGACGCCAGCCGTAGGCGGAGAAACGGATATTGATGCTGCTGTTGATGAAGCAGTGGCTGAGGTTTCAGAGCCGGTGGCTGCTCCTTCTCGTCCTGTTCGTCCTGTTGTGGCTCAGGTGGCACCTCAAACTCGTCCTGCTGCACCGGCGGCAAGCAAGGTGCCGACTTCTGTTTTGGATAGACTCCAAAAGAAGCCTGTAGCGCATGCTCCGGCAACGGATGAGGATGATGCTTTGGCTGCCGTGATCTCCGGCGATGAAGACGGAATCATGGATGCTGGAGTAAAAAAAAAGTAACTAAGGTTGAGGAAGGTGCATCTCCGACGAAATCTGAGATCGCACCGACCTTGAACGTGGTTGCGGCAAATGCCTCAGTGGTGGTGAATCCAATGGATTATGTGTGTTTTGGAACCATTGACAAGAGTCACCCTGAGTGTCAGAAGTGCCAGTACAACAGTCAGTGTGTTGAAGCCTCGAAGAAGTAATGTGGTGGGAGACGGCCAGACAACTGTCCGTCTCCCATTCTTAGGAGATTCGTGATGAAGCAAAGTTCAGATGATGCTAGAGCGGAACGTTTGACCAAACTGTGTGCAATTATCAACAAGAGTTCTTTTGGAGGGGACAACAAGGATGCTGTAACATGGCTCGGATCGAGAGATACAATCTCTATTGAGAGGTTCTCGTCAGGATGTCCCGGACTGGATGAGGCTCTTGGTGGTGGTTGGCCCAAGGGAAGATTCATCGAGGTATTCGGACCTGAGTCAGGAGGAAAGACGACACTGGTTCTCCACGCGGTGGCAGAGCATCAGGCGAAGTATCCCGATGAGGATTGTGCTCTCATTGATACGGAGTTCTCGTTTGACGAGGATTATGCCAAGAAGCTGGGTGTCGATACCAAGTATTTGGTGGTACATCAGCCGGAAGCTGGCGAGCAGGCACTGAACATTCTTAAGTTGCTCATTCAGAACGGGGTAAAGTGCATCATCGTGGACTCCGTTGCTGCTTTGACAACAAGGAATGAGTTGGAAGGGGATATTGGAGATACTCATGTTGGCGAACAAGCTAGACTTATGTCTCAGGCTCTTCGGCAGTTGACTGCGGAAGCTGGCAAGAGGGGTGCAACGGTATTCTGGACAAATCAGATGCGTGAGAAGATTGGCGTTATGTACGGGGACAAGACGACTACCCCGGCAGGACGTGCCTTGAAGCATTACGCCTCGATTCGTCTGCACATTCGTGCTATTGGGAAGGTCAAGGAGAAGATTCGCGGCGAGGATGTGATTGTTTCATCTCGGAACAAGATCGATGTCAAGAAGAACAAGGTTGCTCCACCCTTTAGGACTGCCGAGTTTTGTATTTCGTTTGGACATGGTATCGACATTGTTGCTGACGTGTTGGATACAGCCATCGCCATGAAGATCGTTGTTAAGCGTGGAGCATGGTTCTCGTGGAATGGGGAACAACTTGGATGTGGACGGGCTGTTTCTCTTGAACTACTCCGTTCAAATCCGGACATGACTCGGAAGATCACTGAAATGATCGCTGAGGCCAAGGCTGCGGGAGTGAAGCCTGAAGTGGCGGAGGATGTTGAGCAACAAGACCCGAATGCCGGGGCAGACCCGGATGCGTTGGGAGCAGTTGAAGCAGAAATTGATGTTCAAGATGTTTGAGAGTCGAAGATTCGGTGTATAAATGAGCAATCTCAAACTACTACTTGTTGATGGTAACAACATGAGTCATCGTGTGTTCTGGACACACCAAGAATTGCAACATAAGGGAAGGTATACGGGAGTCTTGTTCGGATTTTTCAGGCAACTGATTTTCCTTCGCAAGAAGTTCCCGGAGCATTTCCTTGTTGTAGCATGGGACCGTGGATATGCTCGTCGTAAAGCTGAGTCACAAGCTGGCGTTGCGGCTGGCATAGTCCCGTCCGCGTACAAGGAGCCAAGAGAAAAGGCTAGAGAGGATGCTGATCCTAAGAAGTTGGAAGAACTGGAATCACTGAATACCCAGATGAATCAACTTCGGGATGAGGCACTTCCATTGGTTCGTTGTACTCAAGCCATTCTTGATGGCACTGAGGCAGACGATATTCTATATTCGTATTGCCTATATGCCAACAAGTGGGGTGGTGAAGCGGTCATAGTTTCGTCGGATAAGGACTTCTATCAGGTATTAGGGATTGGTCCAAAAGTGACTGTCTTCGATGCCATGAAGGATGAGACATGGACGGCAGAGAGATTTCAGATGGAATTCGCTTTCCCGGCTACATTGTGGGTCACTGCGGGGGCATTGCAGGGGGATAAGGGCGATAACATCTTTGGAGTAGACGGATGGGGTCCAAAAACAGCATGTGACTATGTTCGTCAGTATGGAAGTCTTGAAGCCATACTGGAAGCAGTCCAAGGGAAGACGAAGCATTCAAAGAAGGAGCAGACACTCCTTGAAAGCTCACCTAGGTTGAAGCTGGCCATGTCATTAAAGCAGATGGATGAGATTCCATATATTCCGATGCCTCGTTGTGGACCGAAAGACTCAAAGGCCCTGTATGATAAGTTCTTGGAGCTAGGGTTTATGAGTCTTCTCAAGGAAGTGAAACTTCTGACGTAGCCAATAAGGAGCATATAGACCGATGTTCAATGACTCTGATTATCGTTTCAAGAACGACCGTCCTTCAAAATTCTGTGTTGTGACGGCATACCAAGATGATCTTCCATGGAGAACTTTGGGAGATATAGCATCTTCATCGAATGTTGCGTATTGTCGTAGGAAAGGATATGGGTTTCGGGCATTCAGGTCGGGATGGGATACAACTAGACCTATGTCATGGAGCAAGTTGAAATTCATATCTGAAACTCTGAAACACTATGAGTGGGTTTTCTGGATTGATGCTGATGCTGTGATAACGAATCACAATGTAAGTCTGTCTTCATTTATTACGGATAATGAGGACATGGTTATTTGCAGCGTGCAACACATCAGTGAGGCAGAAAGACATCAGTCCATCATCAATTGTGGCGTATTCATGTTGAGGTCTGGAGATTTTGCCAACAAACTGATTGATACTCTCTGGGGTAAAACTCACAGAATCAATCATGAGTGGTGGGAGCAGATGGCATTCATTGAGGCATACAATGAGAGCGAGGATGTTCGTTCGAGAGTAAAAGTGATGCCTGCCAAGACGTTTAACTCGGTTCCTCCGTGGCGTACTACGATGTCGAAAGATGTGAAGTGGACGCATGGAGATTTTGTAGTACATTTCAGTGCATATCCAGTGGGTGTAAGGATAGGCATGATGAGACGGCTATTAGCATGGAACAAAGAAGATGATCCACTCTTTGAGACATGTGTGGATTTGGGACATGAGGTTGTACCAAGACTGCGCATGAGAGACTCAGGATTCATTTCTGGATCAGACCTTGAAATAGCGGGACCATTATTGATGAGATGGCTTGGTCGGGCTTACTTGATAGACCCTTGGAAAAACATAGATGGATACCATCATTCCAATTCTTCGGAAGAAGAACTTGAAAGGTTGTATCAGTTTGTTGTCGATAAGTGTAATACGAGGCCTGGAACACAAGTATGCCGTGGCGACCCAGTAGAGGTGGCCAAAGGGATAGCGGATGAGTGCTTGGACTGGGTATTTATTGACGGTCATAAGGGTTCTGAGACGATACTTAAAGAGTTGGAGGCGTGGTGGCCCAAAATCCGTGTTGGCGGATTATTGTATGGCACTGGTTATGCCAACCAGTCTATGGATGTTCCAGGTGTTCATAATGCTGTAACGAGATTTGCAGCATCAAAATTTGTTTGTCACCGGTTTAGCGAGGCTGCATGGATGCCATCATGGATAATCAGGAAGACGGGAATGTCTGTAACAGAACCAGTAGTGCTTGATAGAGATGGATTGCCAGCACTTTTCGCACATCGTAGGTATAAGAGAGGGTGTGCAACTGGTGACCGTCTGGGTAATTGGTTTGACAAGATGGCGTCAGAATGCCCAAATATCAATTGGTCGTCTAATGGATCAGAACATTGGGCTCTTAATTTCGACAGGCACGATCTTGACTGGGTATATATTGACACAGACAGGGACATTCGACAGGAATTAAAGGAATGGTGGGATAAGGTTAGGGTTGGTGGTATTGTATGTGGTAGCATTACAAGAGTTGAGGATAAGGTAGCGGTGGATGAATTTCTGGCTGGGCTAGGGGCTATCGCCACATATACGGTTTTGCAAAACAAGAAAGCGTGGTTCGTCGTAAAGTCAGGAGATGTTGATTGAGCTTAGGAAGATACATTGAGTTGCGAACAAAGGCGATGGTATTGAACTCTGTAGGGTTTTACGACATCAACAGGGCAGAATCTAACCCGGCCATCTTTGAAGAATTTGTAGGAGATGTGCTTGAGAATGATGCTTTACCGCAGGTAATATGGGAACCGTTTGCTGGACATACTGGAAGAAGTAAGACTCAGGACTTCTCGCAAGGTATTTCTTTGAAGTTGGTGTCTTTCGACTTGGTGCCATCGGATGACCGAGTAGTTAAGGCAGATTCGACGGTTACGGGACCGGGAGAAATGGTTGGGGGAGTGTTCTTTCACCCTCCGTATTTCGGTACGTCACCTTTGTCTCAGGATGAAAGAGACATATCTTTGATTTCAAAGTGGGATGAGTATGTAGAAGCTTTGAAGAAGACGGTGAATATAGCGAGTTTGGTGACAGTTTGCGGTGGGTTGGTATGTGCAATTGGGAGAGATTATCGGCATGGTGGGTTACGAATCCGTTTAGACAAGGAATACTTGAAGATGTTTGAGAGTGAGTCGTTTGAACTGCATTCGGTGATGGAAAGTGAACCGGATGTGGCGATAATTTTCAGAAAGGTCGGATTATGAATGATACGGGGCATATCAGATTAGGGATTGTGGGGGCAGCAGGAACAGGGAAAAGTTCTCTGGCAGAAGGATTGTCTGCTAGACTGGGAATCCCCAATCTGAGGTCGAGAGAGATCACAGAGGATATTCTTCGTCGTGATGGGTATGATTACGGTTCAGGTATTCAGATTGAGCGGTTCTTGGCAAACACGGGGCGTCAGAACGAGATTCTGAGAAGGACAATTGAGCAGCAGTCTGTCTCTGACTTCGTAACAGACCGTACAGTTATTGATTTGGCGTCATATGCTGTATGTGAGATGCACCATTCAGATGCCACGGCTTTGAGAAGGATCATTGATACTTGCAGAAAGAACATCTCTGTTTACACGCATCTTTTTTTGTGTCCATGGCGGGACACTGTTGCGGATACGGGCAAACGGACATTGAATCCATGGTATCAATATCTCATTCATCTTACAGAACGGGGAATACTGGATGAGTGGGGGTGTAAATACCACATTCTTACAGAAGAGGGCCGTGACAAGAGATTGGTGGAGATCACATCTTTCTTCAAAGATAGGGTTCCAATAGAGTCATAATTCTTTGATAAATTGGCCCTATAGTGAGGACAAGGATGAGCACAAAGGGCGGTTAAGGAGGAAGTTATGAGCTATCGAAAGAACGTTACCGATAAACAGCAAGGTGATATTGAATCGTCAGTCGCGGATTCCGCGAACCGTTTTCCATGGTTTGATGGCAAGCAGATACAGACGGGAATAACGAAGTCAATACCGGCATTAGATCTTCAAGGCCAAGGGAATGCGGGTGGTGTCACTACCAGTTCAAAAAGGGCTATTCGTGGTAGTGGGGCTGTGATCGGATCGCACAATGATAAACCTGAGCGGTTTGATAATCCGGGAAAAGCGTAGATTTTTTTACAAGTTTGTCATGTCGTGAGTATAATGGGGCATGACAAAGTTTCTATTCTTTACTGATTCGCATATGGCTGGCGAAAGCCCTCGTCATCGTACCGATGACTTTCCAAGGACCATCATCGAGAAGCAAAGGGAAGTGTATTCTCTTGCCCAGAATGAAGGCTGCGAGTTTGTAGCCTTTGGCGGTGATTGGTTTAACTACTACCGACTATTCAATTATGAGATACTTGCAGACTCTATGGATATTGTCTGCGGGTCAAATCTCCAGACATATATTGTGGTGGGAGAACACGATATTTATGGGCACAATATGTCAACATATCCGTCGTCAACACTGGCTTTTTTTGTTCGTCGGTGTGGAAGGATGACGGTGTTATGGGAGCCTACCGAAGTCGCTGGGGTAGTATTACATGGCAAGCATGAGCCAGATAAGATGGATGAGATGTTGACTCGTCCTTTGAATGCTGACAAGGTAAATGTCATGGTGTGTCACGAGTTGATCACCTGTAATGATGCACCTTTCGAGATGATTAAGACGGATACCCTTCGCAATACAGGCTACGATCTGATAGTGTCTGGGGACTTGCACGACGGGTATCAACCACATCAGGTGGATGGAACTTGGTTTTGTAATCCTGGCAGTCTTGTTCGGAGATCCACAAGTGATGCTGATCGGTGGCCTCAAGTAGCGATCATTTCCATCGAAAAGGGGAATGTTGAAATAGAGTATCGCCGCTTAAAGTGTGGGAGAGCAGGGTCGGAGGTGTTTGGGGAGAGCATCGCAGAAGTGGCAAAAGATGGAGATGTGGATGCTTCCGCCTTTACTACTGAGTTGCTTCAGTTTGAGGCTGAGGCTACTGACGTGCATGACTTGGTGCAGATGGCTGGTACGAAGGCAGGACTTCGTGATGAAGTTTTGAAATATCTAGCCTCGAAGCGAATACCTGTTTCGAGTTGATGGGGGCTGGTAATATGAATGATGTAACCTATAGTTCCGTACTGCCAATTGACGATGAAGATGAGTTCAGAGGACTTGGTGATGATCTTCTCAGTCAAGAGGCTTTACCGAAACCTTCTCCTGCTGTATTGAAAATTCTCAAAGCGAGGGTTCCTCGTGTAAAGAAGACTAGGCGTCAGAAGGCACTCCGGGTAATGCTTAAGAGGGGAGGCATCTCAAAGATTCCGCCCATTGAGAACATTCTTGAAGGCAAAGTCGGGGCGAATATAGCCATATCGGAGATAGGGTTTTTCTCAAATGACAAACAATCCGATCTTTTACTTGAGGAGTTGGCGAATGAATGTCCAGTGAGGAACAGGCTCAATAGAGATGATGTTCTTTTGAGTCGCATTTTGGTGATAGGGGCGGAGATATTCAAGGCTGGAAGGATGTTGACCCCAATTCATGTCTTTCACGATCCTGTTGGTGGCAGCATTGAGTGTATCAGTGGGCGTCACCGTTTGGCCTTCCTTGCACTTGTATATGGACCAAAAGTCAAGGTGCCGGTGTACATCGAGAATTTGACCCTGAAAGCTGCTAGGGAGGCCGTGGCGGTAGCCAATGACTCTCGCCCGGTCAAAGCCTTGGAGAGGGCATCTTATGCGATTCTGCGAGCATCAGGAGGGGATAGTGAGGCAGACCAGAATACTCTCTTTGAGAAGATGTCAGCTCATAAGCCGGATATTGGCAAGTACTGTGTGTTCAGTGTCATAGACAAGGGTCACCCTGCCAAACTGACATTCAAACTGTCTGAGAGGTCTTCCCGTCCGGATGGAGGGATCACTACGGTTAGCAACATTGAGGAGTTCTGGGGAGAGGCCCTATTGCGAAGGAAGGGCATGACTCGAAAGGAATTCGATGTTGGTCTTAAAGATTCTGTAAAGTTCTTGAATGCCTTCGTTTCCGAGATCAACAAGATTCAAGGATTTGATGCTAACCAGCATATGACGGCGAATGTTATGACGGCGGTTGGACGGTACTACTTAACATACCAAAACATCACAAATCGTAATGCCATTCAGATTGTGGCAGATTTGACAAAGGCAGTGGTTGATATCGGACAGACTGCAAAGAAATCATGGTATGAACTATACAATGTCATTGCTGGGTGTATGGCCACAAAATGAAGAAGTACGGATATGATGAGACTACAGGAGCACTGTTCTCTTGGGAGTTCGGTCTTCAATTTGAGGGCATTACAAAAATGCCTGAAGGAGCGTTCAAATCTGTTGACCGGCCAGAAGACGAGATGCTTGGATGTGTTTTCATGTCTGGTTGGAACGGAACGTTTGTGGTAATTCGTTCGGATGGCAAGTCGAATGAACAGTATTGTCTATTTGGGTATGACTCCAAGGTAGGATATTGGAAGGAGCAGAATGTCCGTCAATCTCAGATGGAGATATTCAACACATACTGTATTTGCGGAGAAGTTGTACAGTATCCAGAGAAAGTGGCAGATATTTGTTATCGGCATCGTACTTCGCGAATGTATGTTTGTCCATTGGCGAATGAGCTGGCAGCATTAGGAGTTTTGGTTAGGAATATGGACAAGATGTTGCCGTATAGAGTACAGCTAGCATGGGACAATAAAGAACCAATCAATGCTGAATTCAAAGAGTTTGATCCAAAGTTGGATGGAGATGGTCTTGGGAGAATGGCAGACCTTGTGACACATGGTTTGTCGCCAGTTAATGAGATGATGACAACGGTTGGAGTATCTCCCTTTTATGGAAAGACATTGCACCGGGAATGGTGTTCTGGAAGTAGGGTCATTGTCCGACGATCAGAGGTTGATACTTTATTCCCCAGAGTTCCGATTTCTTCTAAAAACTATGCGGCAACATCGGTTTTCGTAAAAATGGAGACAAGCGAGAAGTTTAGGGAACTATCGGGGTATAATGAGAAGTACATAGACGTGTTCGTTGCGACGGATTATGTTCCGGGAGTGAGCACATTCATGCGGTTCTATAAGACGTTCTCAGGAAGAGGGTTTGTGTTTGTTTCGGATAGGGACGTAGTTCAGCACAAAAAGATTGTGCCGATATTCAGGAGTGATCGAGCATACAAGGTACAAAGAGAAACATATGAACAAAGAAGGAGTTCGCAATGAAAGAGATTAGAGGGATGAAAATTAGAGGTGAGAAACTTACTCCAAAAGAGATTGCGGCCAGAGTGAAGCGAATTACGGTTCTCTACCCTAATACAAACAGGTACGCCCACTGGGAGATTGCAGACATTCCTTCCCCCATTACCGCGAAGAATACACGCAAGAGCAATCGCCCACTGGGCGATTGCCGACATCATAAGAGAGCTAAGGAAGAAATGGATAGAATGGTGAGAAAATGGGGACTGAACGACCCCCGACATTTCTTCCTCCATTACCGCGAAGAATACACGCCAGAGCAGAAGAGAATATTGAAGAAATACAAGATTGCAGTGGCAAAGCACATTGGAACTTCAAGGAAGAAGTGTCCGAAATGCGGTGCTAAGGGTCATGTTCAAATCTGGCCAATTCCATTTGGCAAGAGGCGACTGCTTTGTTCTCAATGTGGGTGGACGGATGGTAGAATGGATAAGTGCTAGGGCGAATACAGTAGAACAGGACAAGTATGAGCAAACTTGCGGATTTGTACGAGGCTTCCAAGACGCCAGTAGATGACAGGATTCAGTCTGAGAAGAATATCCTTCTTGTCGTTCCGGATAAGAAGCATGATATTGGACCGGTTCTATCATATCTTGGATTATCGCCATTTGAAGTAGCTTTGACATGGCC